CCTCCTCAAGCGGAACTACCTCCCGCCAGAGGTCTTCTACGAAGGGTTCGACCGCTACAAGCGCAAGAAGCTCTTCGAGAAACTCGACCTCGACGACGCCGGGCGCGTCTACGACAAGGACGACGAGGCACCCTACCGCGACCAACTCCGGGACATCGCCGGCATCGAGCGCGACGAAGCTGCGGAGGTCTCCCAACAACGGAGCGACGAGTACATCCAGCGCTTCTCGCGCTCGCAGGCTTCTAACATCGTCAAGCTCCTCCGCGACGACGCCTCGGAGATCAACCTCAACAGCGCCGGTCTCACCGACATGGCCGAGTTCCTCACCCGGTTCGAGCCCGCAGTCGTCGAAACCGCCGTCGACGTCGACGCCGGCGACGCCGATGCGGACGAACTCAAACGTGTCCGTGCCGATGTGGCGGACGACGAAGACGGGTCGGACGCCGATACCGACGGCGAGGAGTAAGCCCCCATGTCGACCGCGCCCGACGACGTCCGGTATGCAAGCGTCGAGGCCGTCCTCACGGCCGCGACCGACTCCGACCCGTCGATGGCGGCTCAATGGGAGCGCGACCGGGCGAAACGCCGAGCAGTCGCAGCCACCGAGACGTGGGTTCGCGAGACTGGGAAAGCGTTCCACGCCGTCCGCGTTGGCGACCCGAACGAACCGCGAACATGGCCTGTCTTCGACGTCCAAGACGCCGTTTCGTGGTCACCAGCGACGATCATCCTCGACGAACAACCGCTCCCGATCGACGCGGTCGAAGGCGATGCGATCGAGGTTCGCGATGGCCGAGACTCGTGGGACGACATCACCGCCGAAGAGGGCGACTCGTGGACACTTGACTATCGCCGCAAGCGCCTGCGGATCCACCGCCGACGCTTCTCCCGAAAGCCATGGGACGACCCGAACACGCGGTTCTGCCGGCTGACGTATCGCTACGGCCCGCTCGACGAGACTGTGACGATGACTGACGGCCTCGTCGAAAGCGTCCCCGAAGACGTCGCCGAGGCAGTCGCAGCGAAGGCGGCAATGCGGCTCACCCTCGACGACAACTCCGAGCGTGGACTCCCGGACGACGGCCAGCTGACGAGCCGCGGGTCGAAGCGGGCTGCGCTCAAAGAGGAATGGGAAGACACGGTGGCCAACTACACCGGTTTCTCAACGCTCTGACCATGGAACTCGAAGCCGACTTCGAGGACCTCGCAGAGGAAGCGCTACTCGCCAACGTCGCCGCAACGCTTCGCGACGAGTATGGGCCACTCCTGAAAGACGCCATCAAGGAGAACTTCAAGGCGTACGCCGCCGCGAACGACTACGACATCTCCTTCGTCTGGGACGCTGCCAGCGACCCTGTCGTCGAGCGAACTCGTCGCTCTGTCCACCTTCGACTTGAGTGGCCAGGGCTCACCGCCCTCTTCGAACTGGGGGTTGAGCCGCACACTATTACTGGAAATTTACACTTCTACTGGGCTGAGAAAGACATGTGGATTCAGACAGATTCCGTCAACTGGGGGAGTGAGACCGGCGGAATCCCCGAGTCCCGGGCGATCCGAAACGGGCTCGAGGACCTCCGCCAGGAGATCCAGCAATGACGCTCGTCGAAGACGTCCTCGGATGGGTTCAGGCCGACTTCGCGGGCGGGTTCCCTAGCGACCTGGAGCGGGTCAACCGCGACGACTCGAACAAACTCGACGCCGGGATGCGGTCTCGGAAGCAGGATCTTCAACGCTCAAACCTCGTCGGCGTCGGGTCGGTCCGAACGGATCCCACCGCCGTCGGGACCGAGTACGAACACAAGCAGGACGCAATCCTCTCCTGTCGTATCGAGGGGCTCCACGAAGACCAGCGCGGCCACATCGCTGACGGCGATGCGTTCGAAGCCCTCGTCCGGAACGTCAGGCTCGCTATCCTCACACATCGCGAGTACCCCACGACGTCGACGCCGGCGACCTACCACACGATCCTCCTCGAAAACGAGCGCAACGACTCGAAGAACTACCGAGATTTCTACCAGTACTCGTTTGACATCCGCTTCCGCGGATACGACGACTTCAGCTAACAACCATGTTTTCCACACACGGTGGAGGTGAACGATGAGCGCCGGCGCTGGGAGCAGCACCGTAGCGTTTACGCCCGAACCGTCGTTCGGGAGCGACCCGGACACGGAGACGGCGACGTTCTACCTCCCGTTCAAGAACCCGACCGTCGGAGAAGCATCGCTATCGAATGAACTGCGTCGCCTTCGCGACCCTGACTCGGCCGTGAGCGTCGGCTCGCTCGCCCAGAACTTCGAGGGGGCGCTTAGCATCTCGGGAGAACTCTCGACGAACGACTGGCATCAGCTCGTGTTCAACAACGACACGAACACTGGGTGGGAGCCCGGCCGCATGCCTTCGTCTCGCTGGTACCTCGGCGTCGACTACCTCGACGGCGCGGGAACTGGCACGACCGAGCGTGAGCTGGCGATGTGCATCGTCACGAACGCCCAGATCACCTACCAGCAGGGCGGGGCGGTCACCCTCGATCTGACGATGATCTACGGCGACGAGCCGGACCTTTCGACGAGCATCACGCCGTCGAGTGTCCAGAAGCCCACCGACAGCGACGTCGTCGCCTTCCACGGTTTCGATGTCAGCGTCGACGGCGCGACCGTCTCGAAGCTTCAGAACGCGACGCTTCAGCTCTCGCCGAACGCCCGATTCCATCGTGGCGCGGACCGTCACCCGGTCGCCGCCGTCATCGGAGACGTCACGCCGACGCTCTCGACGACGGCCATCTACTCTGGACCGGAGGCTGTCGAGCGGGCGTACGGTGCATCGGCCGCAACGACGCCAGCCGACCGTCTCGACTCGGTCGGCGGCACCGTCACGACGACGAACGGCTCGGGGACGACCACGACGTACAATCTGACTGGACTCGTCCCGCAGTCGTACAACTGGCAGGACCTCATCGCCGCCGACAGCGACCTCACAGAACCCGTGACCTACAACGTCGACGACGTCACGGTGGCCTAATTATGCCGCTCCGAACACAGCGCTACGACCTCACCGACGAAATCGAACGCATCGACGACGAACTGGCTGATCTCAAAGCGACGAGGCAGGACCTCATCGACGCCGATGAGGACAAGCGAGACGCCATCGGTCAGGTCAACCAACGAATCACGACGCTCGAAGCCGAACAGCGTGGCGCTCGGTGGGCGCGCGACGAAGCTCATCTGTCGCCGAGTGAGGGCGGTGTCGAAGTCTGGGATCACTCTGTCGACACCCTCGAGTTCGCCGCGCTCTCTGCAGGTGAAATCGCAGAAATCTTCAGCGAAATCACGAACCGGACCCAACGCGTCGTCAATATCCACATGGTCGCTCAGGGGACCGTCGACGCACCGTATCACGACAGCGATGCATCGTACGACGAGCGCGTCGAGACGGTCGGGGGCGGTCTTCCGGCCGCGTTCGTCAAGTTCGCGTACAACCGCATCAACAGCCTCTCGACGGTGGGAAATCCCGCCGGGACCGCCTCCAAGCGTTCGCCCGCGGAGACGCGGTCCCAGACGCCGACGAGCAACTGACGGCTGACTACCTCGTCGGCCTCGCAATGGCGCACGGTCACCCGCCAGAACAAGCTCGCAACTACTCGATGCGCGACCTCGAATTAATGGAAATCGTCTCCCACAATACTGGAGGGCTCCTTAATGGCTGAAGACCAAGAATTCGGTGCAGGCGCGACGCTCGCCGTCGACGTCGATCGCGCAAGCCTTCGGCACACCCGCGACGTCATCCAGGATACGGTCGGTGACCTCGATGTCACGGTCCGACCCGGTGGCGCGTCGGCAGCTCGTGTCGACGGCGGGGGCGTCGGTGGGGGCGACCTCTCGTTGTCCGCGGCCGTCGACGCAGTCGAGCGCCACGGCGAAATGCGCTCGAAGGAGGCAGCACTCGGCCGGCAACTCGCCGCTGAACAGCTCGAAGTCCAGCGCCACATCTGGGAGACTGTCGGAGATATCGCTGAGACAATGGACGACGGCGGCCTCATTGGGGGCGCTGTCGGTGACCTCCTCGTTGAGGCCGGCGGCGGCGCTGCGGGCGAAACCGCTGGTGCGGTCGCGAGTGAAATCCCCGATACGATCGGCGACATCCTCGGAACTGCGGCCGGGGAGGTCCTCGGGAAAGCGGTCAGCGACCTCCTGCCGACCGGTGGGTCGTCGGTCTCGATCACGAAACCGGAGTGGGTCCCCCTCAAGGTCGAATCGCCCGGCGACGTGGACGTCAACACACCGAGTGATCTCGACGTGCGAGAACCAGACTGGGCGCCACTCGCTGTTCAAGAACCCGAGTTCGCGGTCGGCGTCGACCGCCCCGACTGGAAAGTCAAAGTGGATGACCCCTCGCCGCTGCGTGTCGAGACACCGGTGCTTGAAGTCGAAGATGTTCCACCTCTCGAAGTCGACATGAGCCTCTCTGTCGCAGGTGGTGGCGGTGGTGGTGCAAAAAGCACGGGTGAATGGTTCCGTGACAACGTTGAAGCACCACTTCTGGGCGACGGTATCGCCGAGTCCGAGCGAAAGGCTTCCAACTATTTGCTCAGGAGAATCGGCGTAACTCCAACAGACACCACTCCTGTCGGCCAACCATCGCAGGGGTCTCGATCGGGAGGTTCTACAACCGCTTCAACGACCATCGACTACGGCCCGACGTACAACTTCAACTTCGATACTGATCGCATTATCCGAGAACTAAAACAAGCACACCGAAGAGACGTCAACAACATCGAGTCGCGTCTCGACAGCGTCGAATCAGATGTCGATTCACTCCAGCGGGCCCTACGTGGCCGGTGATTATTCGTCCTGAACTACCACGTACGTCCCTGCGATATACTTCTCAAACAACCGCTTAGCCAGGACGTACACAATCGGTAGTGCGATTAGGGCGAGAATCGCTAAAACCAGACTCTGGAAGTAGGCGAAGAAGACGCCGGCAAGCACGACACCCAACGCCAAAGCAACAGCGGCTTTCACAGCCGATTTCGCCAGGCGAGTCCAGTCAGTTTCTGACATTTTACGGTACTTTCTACTCCGCCAGAATAAGCGTACCCCCACGAACAGCCCGCTAATCGACTCACGACCGCAGTAACGACTTTTCATACTCAACATGCCCACACGACTTACTGGAGCCGTCCTCGAGGTCGACGCGAACCTCGGTGGCCAGCAACGAACTGGAATATTTTCCTTGAGGAAGGACTTCAACCTCGTCAGCGACCTCAGGCGCGAATATCTCGTCGGACCAGTTGGTGAACTCGGGGCACGCTTGATCGGTGTTCTTGAGGACGAAACTGGTGAGCAGGCTCTCGATGGCGTCGGGACCAACCGCAAAGGGTTCGTGATCGACGCCGGGGCCGGGACACGGTCGTACGAGATCACCGTCTCTCTATCGGAAACTGAGTTTGGTGACCTCGGGTACCTCCAAATGGGAGACACGGGAGACGAGACAACGTTGACCGCGTACGATGCGACTGGTGCTGACGGTAGAGATCAAGATTCAGTTCTCGGACGGTATCTCGAAGAAGCGACAACTGACTCAGCTAATCCGGCGTTCCTCCACATCGGCCACTATCACGACGGAACATACAGCAGCGACGGGGAAGCGGGACTCTACGGCAAGCCGCGGCCGGTTCACATCCCAGAGGGGCCGCGGGTAGTGGAGTCCGACGACGAACCGTCGACCGTCGAGGTCCAGATCACGTGCCACGTCGTTGGCTCGTTCGCCGGCCCCATCGACAAAGCGGTTCAGGAGGCCTTCTAACATGCGTCGTCGACTCTACACACTCAAATCGAGAGATGAAGCAACGGCTGCGCTCGGCAGCGACAGCCGACGCAACATCGCCAGCCAGTCGGCGCTTTCCGGCGGCGTCTCGGTCGCCGAAGCGGTCTCTCTGGAGCCAGGGCAGATCCGATTCGAGTTCTTCGTCTCCGGAGAGGGCTCAGACTACATCGCAAACGCGTTCAAGGAACTCCTCAACTCGGACTACCAGGAGATCCCGTTCTTCGGCGTCACGAACGAAACCGAGTTCGACGGGTACTACGTCCCCGAATCTGGGTCGACGCGCCCGCTCGATGCCCAGGTCGTTGGCGAGATCCACCGCATCAACGCCGTGCTTTCTGAGGCGGGCACCAAGGCGTCGCACCTCCGTTCCCTCCAGACGACTCCGGCAGACGTAGCGAACGACTTCGGGAACGACCAGACACGCGAGCTCGCACTCCCGTCGGCGGCGAGCAACTCGAAGTGGTTCGACCCGGACTCGGAATCGTGGACGTCTGCCACGCCGACCGCCACGCGAACCACGCAGTTCGGCGACGTTGACGTCTTCGACCCGGCCGACGCCCCCACGACGAAGACCGAACTTCTCTACGACCTCCCGTACGACCAGGCCGGGCGGACGGACACGCGCGTGTGGGACTCGCGAGGCGTCTCGAAACTCGACGCTGACTCGAACGTCCAGTGGGCGAAGGTGTTCGTCCCCTCCCACGAGTTCGCCGGCGAGATTATCGTCGAGAATGGGCTCGTGCGCCTGACGATGGACGATGCGGCCCAGACGATCACCGCCGCGACGTGGGACGCCGGCAACTCCGAGTGGTCGACCGTGTCGCTCGGCACCTCGGACTGGGACCTCGTCGACGTCGACCTCACGCACATCGGCCCCGTCGCGGTTGAAGCGCAACTCCTGTTCGAGGATTCGGCGTCGGGCGACCAACACACCCAGAACATGCGGCTCTCGCGAGGGGCGACGGACGTCCTCTTCACGAACCCCTCGAATGAGCCGACGACGACGCCGTCGGGACTCATCACGCTGCTCGGCCCGATTGCATCGACGTCGATCGAATCGGCCCAAGAGTCACTCGGCCTTCGCGAACGATGGCAGGTGCGTCGATAGATGCCCACAGAGACTTTCTCGTACACCGGCGCAGAACAGACGTGGACCGTCCCGGCGGACGTCACGCAAATTCAGGTCGAACTGTGGGGAGCGCGCGGCGCACAAGCGTTCGACGAGGCGTCTGGACGCGGCGGACGGGTGAAAGGAATCCTCGATGTGACGCCGGGCGAGACGCTCCGCATTTATGTCGGCGAACAACCGACGAATGCTCCCGATGGAGGGTGGAACGGTGGTGGGACCGGTGGTAGCTCGAATTCAGACACTGGCCGCGGAGGCGGCGGGGCGACTGACATCCGGCAGGGCGGGTCGACGCTTTCGGACCGTGTCGTGGTTGCCGGCGGCGGGGGAGGGTGGACGACCGGCGGCGCTGCCGGCGCTGGCGGCGGCCTCGTCGGCGGCGATGGAGCCGACGGCGACGTGCCGGGCGGCGACGGGGGGACGCAATCAGCCGGCGGTACTGGCGGCGATAACGGCCCCGAATCCGGCGACGATGGCGCGTTCGGCGTCGGCGGCGACGGCGGCGTGGGCGACGGGAACGGTGGCGACGGCGGTGGCGGTGGCGGTGGGGGTTGGTACGGCGGCGGCGGTGGGGCGGGTGCTGACTCAACACGGTCGGTTTCGCAATTCGACGGCGGCGCTGGCGGTGGCGGGGCGAGCTACGTCGCCGGCCTCACAACCCTCGATGCCAACGAGCAGGGCGTCCGTGACGGCGATGGCGAGTTGGTGATAACCTATGAGTCGCAGCCAGACGCGCCAACGAACCCGTCGCTAACCGAGCAAGCCGACGGCAGTGTCGACGTCTCGTGGACTGACAACGCGACGACCGAGGCGGAATATCGCATTTTCATTTCGCAGTCGGGCGCTGCCGGTCTCTCGGACACGCTCGTCGCGACCGAGCCGGCAGACGCGACCTCGACGACCATCGTTGACGCGGACATCCCCGACGGCGTGACGAATTATGTCGCCATTTATGCGTGGGACGACCTCGGCGGCTATTCGGACCCCGCGCGCGACTCGTTCCAAACGGACCTCCCGCCGGCGACGGAACTCTCAGCGACTGGCATCGGGCCAGGGTCGGTCGCTATCTCGTGGACGGTCAACGCCGACAACGGCACGCAAGCGGTCGAATACCGCCGCAGTTCTGACACGTCGTGGACGACCGCTGCGACCGGGCTCGCACTCTCGACGGCGAGCTACGAAATCGGCGGCCTACTCAACGGCGAGCAGTACGACATCCGCATCATCACCGGCACGAACGAGATGGCCGTGGAGGACCAATAACATGCCAATCACAGTCACGACCGCGCTTCCCGATGCCCAACAGCCGACGCTCGGCAACGGCGTCGAGGACGCCGTCGACGTCGACTGGACGCCCACAACGAACTACGGCGCCGTCCGGGTCGAGTACCGGACGACGACCGACGGCACGGCGGACGCGTGGCAACTCCACGCCGAGATTGCGGTCGGGGCCTCCCAGACGGACATCACGGGACTCCCAGACGGCGAGCAAATCGACGTTCGCATCCGCACCCAGACCGAGCACGTCACGGGTGCGTGGACGGCCATTGAGTCGATCACGACGCAGTTCCCGGGCGCGGCGAACCTCCGGACCACGACCGTCGGCCAAACAAGCGTCGCCCTTGCGTGGGACGACAACGCCGACAACGAGGATGGATTCCGCGTGATCCGCGAGGAAAAGCGCGTCGGGTCGTGGACTGCCCAAGACGTGCTCAAGGACCTCGACCCCAACATGACCTCGATCACCGACGACACGGTCCGGCCGTCCAGCGAGTATCGCTACCGCATCGAGGCCTACACGGAGGACGCCCAGGCGACGTCGAACGTCATCACGGTCACGACGTCGCCGAGTGGCCTCGAGACGAGTCGCGTGCCGTCGTCGGGCTGGTACGTCGAGGTCGACCATCCGTCCGGGCGGACGCTCACTCCACAGGTCGTGGGGTCGCCGGTCTGGTCGCCGGTCGTTCGCGGGCAGCCACAGGTCCGCATTCCGGTCGCGCGCAACGACAAGTGGTTGCTCGACTCGTTCGACGACGCTGACATCCGCGTGTGGAAAGACGGCCGGAAACTCCCGATTGACACGCTCAAACGGCGGTCGCACTCGGACTCGGCGACGCAGCTCATCGCGACCGGTGGAGAGGAGTTGACTGGGCGCGTCCAAGCGGAGTTCGACATCGAAGAGATCCACACGGCTGCAGAGACACTCGTTGAGACGCACACGGGCTACGTCGCGAACGTCGACGCACCGGACACGACCACCGAACAGGACGTCCAAGTCGCTGGCTATGCGGGTGCGACCGACCTCGAAAACGCTCTGCTTCGAGCCATCCCGGCAACGTCGCCGTTGAAGCCGACGGCGAATGGTCTGTCTCGACATCCGGTTGCGGACCCACGTGACGCGCTTTACTCGCGAGATTTGGGTCAGAATGACACGATTGACGGCGATGCGTACAACCGTGGTCAGGCGTGGTACGGAACGTCGCCGACGCACTTCGACGAGTTCGAAATCTCATTCGGCCACGACATCCCTGCCGACCGCGTGGGTATCAAAATCCGCGACGAGCTACTCGGGGGCTCCGACGTCGACATCAGATGGGATGGGACAACTATCGATTCGGTCACCGGGACGAGCAAATCTCTTGGGTGGACCGAAGTCGGGATGGACAGCTACTACTCTTCGTCTGGCGGATATCAGCAAGTCATCGGCCAAGACCTCACCGCCGGCCAAACCTACACACTCCAGATCAACGTGCAGGGCTCGTCGCAGTATGTTGCCGATCTCATCTGCGTCTACGACACGAAGTACCCGCCATCGTTCCCCAATCCCGATGCGGCGACGAACGCCGGCGGGACGCTCTCTGCACCCACACCCCATCCGGGGACGGTCAACGCCGTGTTCGACGATGTTGAGACGGTTCGCGCGGTAGTTGGTGGACAGGTGACAGTGACGATGGACGACACGTCGGGTGACCAAGCGATCGCCCTGTCGAATGACTTCGGAACAACGTGGACATCGGCGACGAACACCTCAACACTCGACACGTCGTTCGCAAGCGCCGGTGGGTCGCTTCGAGTCCGAGTTTCGATTGGGAGCTACGGCACGCAATCGACGTTCCCGACGGACAACACCACTGCCCAGGAGCTCACGGAAGTCGACCTCTTCGCGGACCTCGAGGACACTCCGCTCGTCATCAACGAGCGGTTCGACGACTCGCTGGAGTCGATTCTCGCGACGCTCGCCGACCGCGCAGACGCCTACTGGGAGGTCGCGATCGACGACGGGCAGATCTCTATCGAGTGGGCCCAGTCGGGACAACGCTCGTCGACGCTGTCGGCGTCGTCGAAGTCCTTCGAGGTCGAACGCCAGACCGCCGACCAGTGGGAGCGCATCGTCGTGAAAGGGTCGCCGCAGCGACGGTCTGGCGAACGCGTCGTCGCGGACTCCGGAAACGCGGTGTCGCTCGACCACGATAACCTGCTCCTCGGGAAGGAAGCCGTCATCGACCCCGACACAGGCCAACAGTTCGTGAGTGGTGTCGACTACGAACTCGACGCCTCTGCAGGGACGCTGACGGCCACTGCAGAGGGCGCCCTCGACGACGGTGTTGAGTTCGTAGTCGACTACGAATACGAGACAAAAGGATCGTACGGCTCGGGCTCCGCGACCGCCCAGACGACAAAGACAGTCGACATCCCTGGCTTGTCGACCGACCGGGCGTGTGGCCTCGCCGCACTCGTCATCTTCGAACAGGTGAACGAGCCACTCCAGGAGGGCACGCTCTCGATTAGCGATGTGCCTGCGGGATGGTCTGTCCTCGAGGAGATCGACCCGGATGTGTTGCCCGACGCGCTCGGCCCGTGGCAACCCAAAGACGTCGAAGCCTCTCCGGGCGGTGCGAACATCCGCCTCGGGTCTCGGGACTCGGTGGGCGACGTCGTCGGAGATATCCGGTCCCGTGTGTCGGCGGTGAGTCGGCGGGCCTGAGAAAACACCGTGGTGGACGGTGTTGCCCCATCCATGTCCGAGGCGAGGGGCACCCACCAATCCCGCGGCAATGGCTTATGCGTTCTGTTGGGCGATGACCTCCGCTGCGACTCGCTGAGTCGCACGAGCGAGCCCACTCCTCCACCCACCACCCGTTTTCCAGACCAATGAAACTCAAAGACTGGCTCATCGCCGCTGGCAGCCCCAGCGAAGACTCACACGCGTTTGATGGCTTCCTCAGCTATCACGCTGAACCACACGCGGCAGGCCTCGGCCTCGCGGCAGGCTTTCTGTTCGGCGCAACGGGCGACGAGCGACTGTTGTCTGTTGGCGCGGGCATCGCCATCGCGGCGCTCCGCGGGGCCGACAAGAAGGCTCCGACGGCCGTCCTCGCCGACGTCGCCCAGGAACCGCACTACTTTTTCGGTGGTGTCGTCGCCGGCGCGATCGTTGGCTACGCGGCCCGGCTGTTCTGAACAACTGAAACAACTGAGCAATGACGCGCGTCGTGATTCCGGCGACGTGACCGAGCGCGAACGGATGATTCACAATGAGTGACAAATCGAGAAATCTCGCACCGTTGAGCAACGGGGACATCCCGCTGTCGACGATGGTGCGGGTGATGGCCGACGAGGTTGAAGAAGTATCGAACACAGCTGAGCTGCAGCGCCGAGCGCCGACCGACGGCCGTGTCGCAGAGGTCACCGCCAGCGACCTCCAAAACGACGAGAAAATCTATCTCGGTGACGGAGACCAGTGGCTGCTCGTCGACGACGAGTCTGGGATTAGCACGCCAGGAGTGACTTTTGGTGATACTGCAGGTCCATGAGTATGCTTATGTCTGTGAAATGTGATTCGCAAACAGAATGTGTGCTCGGCTCACACGAAGGGAGTTGCTGGTCGTCGTTGGGGCGACGGCCGGGCTCGCAGGGTGCAACGGAACGGAAGACGAGACAGAGACGGCAACGTCGACGTGGACCAACGGGACGCGGACGATCGCCGTCCCGACGGAGACGACGACAACCGTCTCTGCGACGTCAACGGCAACAGCGACGTCAACGACCACGATCACAACAACATCAGACGACGACAGCGATGACGACGACGATTCATCGTCGGGTGGCGGCGGTGGCACCACGACGACAACGACGCAAACGACGACTTCGACGCCGTCGGAAGCGGTCCTCGACGTCGAGTCGGACGAGACAGAGACGGCGTCGGGAACAGCGTGGTTCGACGCAATCGAGTGGGACGATGGCGGGCGGCTCGTCATCGAAGCAAACGCGGGATTCGGACTTGCAGACACGGAGGCCTAAATGACTGACATCGAAATTCGGAACGAAAACGGACAGCTCGTCGGCTACGATCGGGACACTGGAGACAAGGTTCCGATCAGCTTCGAATCGCTAAATGCAGAGAAGGCACTCATCTCAGGACGAACGCACGAGTCACCTGTTTACGTACCGAGTTCGACTGCTGGACTCAACGACGGTCTCGTAACCCACTATCGGTTTGATAATGTGTCGAGTGGCACGGTCAAAGACCTTGCTGGCGACTCGGATTTGTCGGTTAACGGGGACTCTGCAACGACTCGCGGCATTGTTTCTGACGCGTACCAGTTTCACGACTCAAACGATTATCTCATAACGAACTCACACCCTGCCCTTTCTGGGGGTGACGGTTTTACCATCTCCGCTTTCTGTCGTGTCTATTCACCGACTGCATCTCCCGGCAATTTCACAACTTTTCTCCAAAAACGCCCACGGAACCAAGGAGACAATCAAGCAGAGTTTCAACTCCTCATATCACACTCCAATTCTTTCGGAGTCAGCTCTGCGCCGTTCAATGACCGCATTCAATTCGCATGGGGTGACGGGTCAAGTAGTAACGCAGTTGCGGCACCACAGACGACTGGACGCGGCCCGATGTACCATATCGCGGTTCGGTTCGAACAAGATGTTAACCCGGCTCTTTCGAACCCGCACCGTGTGACGATAATGGTCAACGGACGGGTATGGCACACCGAATACGTCTCGACTATCCCGAAAGCCCAAGACGGTCAGATGCTTGCTATCGGGACCAAATTTGCAGGTAATGGGACTGTTGACGACGCAGGGAAGGGTTCTGTTGGTGAGGTGCGCCTTTACGACAAACCCAAATCGCTCACCGCGATGAGAGAGATGGGGCGCTATGCGTTCCCTGCGTCTGAAACCTTTGTCGCGCAGTATCTCGGCCCCCACACCGAATCTGGGACGACAATAGACATCGACACGTCGAACCCGAAATTCACGGACCCAGTGCCACGATGGGACTCGTCAGAATCGGACCCGCTTCGGATTCTACTCTACAACGGCACGGGCGAAAAAACCGAGTTTTGGACGGCAAGCAGTCTCGACGACACCGACTGGACGCGGGTGAATGGAGACGTGACAAGCGGATTCACACCCGATGGAACGCTCACGCTGCAAGACTGGATAGAAATAGACGGTACGTATTACGTCTATGGGACTGATTCGTTCCAGACCAGAGTGTTTTCAGGCCCCGACTTCGGAAACCTCACTCACCAAGCGTCTATCGTTGACGAACCAGACGGCGGTGTCTATTACGAAGAGTCAACTGGGGAAATCCATCTCTACACCGAAGACCCAGACGAGGCAGTTGGTGTCGGGTCTGACAAGCTGTCTCATTACGTCAGCACATCGCCAACGAGTGGATTCAGTAAAGTTGGGACCGCCTTGGACATTACTGACCGTTCGTGGCACACGGGAGACCCAGACATCAAGATGATTGACGGGGTGTATTGGATGCACACCGACAATACGAGTGCCCACCCCCACTATGGAACAGCACTCGCACGGTCTGAAGACCTCTATTCATGGGAAATCGTCCGAGAAGACGTGAAAGAAGCCAAAGGCGGGGACTTGTCGCTGTTCTTCAACGATGACGAACGACAGTGGTACGCAGCAGCCGAATACATCGAAGAAAATCTTGATTCGGCTCCTTACGGTGGTGTTGGGTTCTATAAAGTCGATAAACAGATGTTGGGCTAACGCAACATCCTAGGCGCGTATTGACAGGGTAATCCGACACCAACCTTTCTGAAAATAACGGGCGAAAAAAGAGAGTCAGTCGCTACCGTGCGAGTCGCTCAAGTGCCCGCCGCGTCCGTTCGCCCGAGTCTTGGAAATATTTCTGCCCGGTCGAGAGGCACTCCCACCCGAACATCGCTTTGAGAGCGATGAGGTCGATTCCCCGGGCGACATAGTGGCTGGCCGCGGTTGCTCGGAGCGCGTGCGGGTAGAGGCTTTCAGCGTCGACACTCTCGGCAGCCTCCGCCGCTCGCGTCACCCGACGGTTGACGACGCCGCGGCTCGCTTGAAACCTATCGAATCGCTCGAAATAACGCTCCATCGCGATACGAGCGCGGGTGTTCGCGTCGATGGGGATGTCGCGGTGGCTGTTCTGCGATTTCGGCGACCACATGTATTCGAGGGCCGTCTCAAAGTCGAGACCGGGATTGTGGTCGACCATCTGACCGGCCGCCTGCCGGCAGTAGCCGCACTTCTGGCCGTCGCGGCCCTTCTGGCACGGCTGGTGGCGCGGTATCTCAATCATCCCGCGATCCCAGTCAATCCACGACTCGCGCATGTGCGCGATTTCACCGGCTCGCATCCCATATCGGCCGGCCGCGAACACAATCCAACGAGCTTCGAGCGCGAAGTAATCGTCGTCGAGTCGGTACGTTCCTTCGACAAGCAGTTCGAACTCGCGGTCCGAAAGTGCGTCTTCTTTGCAGTGTCGAACCTCGCGTTCGAGGTCGACGAGACCGCCTTTCGGGACGGCTTTACTCATCGGCGACCTCGGTCTGAAGGTGGTTGATGGCGATACTTCTAAGCGTGTAGAGGGGCGAACTTGTCATGCTTCTTCCTGGAAGCGCGGTGGGGTGCTTCTACACCCCGCCATCCTCAAAGAGAATAGCGACGCGCTTCGTGCTCTGTTCTTCTAGTCCGGTTGTCAAATAACCTTGGAAGCCAGCGATGTGTGATGACTCGGTCGACCATGTCGACGGGCGAGCACACTCGAACGCCCGCGCCGACGAGAGGGGCCGGCGCGGCCAACCACAGACCCTCGAACCCATGAATGAACAAGCAAAAGGCCCGGGCGTGGGCAGGCTTCATCTTCGCGGTCGCATTCGCCGCGGCGCTGCTCGCCGACGCCCTCGGATTCGCAACGCTCACTCAAACACAGATCCTCTGGTTCGGCGCATCGACGTCCGCTCTACTGGGAGTCGACATCGTCGCTGGACGGCAGTCCCAGCTCGCCGGCGCGCTCTCTGGCGCGGTTCAGGGTTGGTTCAATGCACAAGAGGATGCCGACGACTCGACGGGAGGCAACGATGACTGAGGCGGTGGTTCTCGACGCCGTCAACGCACTGATGATGTCGGCGAGTACTGTGGGGTTTATCGCTGCCTCTGCTATCCTCCACTTCTATCCTCGTAAGGTCTCTCGATTGCGGCTTCTTACGCTGGTCCTCGTTTCGCTCGGCTTACTTCTGCTCGGGACTGACGTGATCACCGATGGCTTCGTCCTGCTTCGCGTGCTCGCAGCGCTCGCACTCGTCCTCGCTGAAGGCGCACTTATCTGGGATTCGGTCTCCGCAAAGACTCCACTAACTGTGTAGCTGTTCCGCTGCTCATTTTTCATACTCAACTGGCACGTTTCAGAATAAGTGACTTTATCGTGACGAGTGGCAGTACACTAACCCCAGAACCACCGTTTTCCGTACGCTTACCCCCGGATACGCCCGTCGAAGAATAGGATCCAAACGCCTTTTTCATACTCAACAGCGATACAAACCGTATATCGCGATAGAGAGACTACACCTCAGTCGAATATTCGCGTTCGAGGTCCGCGAGCGCGGAGTGGACGTCGTCGGGATCCATCTCTGAAACGGCGTCAAGGCCGTGTTCAATCACGAGCGGCTTCAGATGGCGGTCTTTCAGGAACTCAAAGTCGCACTCGTAGGTGAGTCGCTGGTACTCCGTGTCGAGACGGTCCTTCATCGCGTCAGGTAAGTAGAACGTCATTCCGTTCCACGCGCTCTTGACACGCTCTGCGTCCCATGGATTCCGTACGCGCACGTCATTCTCTGCGTTCATTGCGTTCTCTTCACTCGGTGCGTCGTCGCTCTCGTCCTGGTCGTCGCCGGCGTCGCCACCAAGGCGTCGACTCAGGCGGTTGTTGATCTCGTCTTCACTCATTGGTCGATTTCCTCCGCGATAGCCGCGTAGACGTCGGTCATATCCGTGTCCTCTGCTTCGTCACCGAATATCGAGCAGTGAGCGTTGACCGTGCGCTCGATGGCGGCGCGGTGGCGGACAACCCACACGGGGACACGACCCTCAAAGCGCTCCTCGTACCACTCCAGCATCCGCTTTTGCTCGTTGTCGAGCGGATAGTGGACGTCGGAGACGACGACACCAGAGATGGTGACGTTCGTTCCGTAGTTCTCGTCGAGCGTGTCGAGCTGTCGGAGCAGGTGCTGGACGGCGAGCTTCGATGACTCGTCAGCGCGGACGGGGACGAGCAGGTTCTCGGTCGCGAGGACGACGTTGTCGTTGATCGGGCCGAGTGACGGCGGGGCGTCGAAGATGATCACGTCCCAATCGTCGACGTCGTCGAACAGCATCTGGAGTCGCTGTCGAGGCCGCATCCCGCTCGCGATGAGGTCCTGCTCGAGCGCGAACATATCGATGTTCCCCGGGAGCACGTCAAACTCATCGTGAGCGACGACGAGGTCGCGGACGTCGTGGTCGTTCGGGCTCGCGAAGGCGTTGTAGAACGTCGGCGGGTCGGCCGTGTACTCGTCTTCGAAGCCGAGGCGATGCGTGAGGTAGCCCTGTGGATCGGCGTCGACGGCGAGGACATCGAGGCCACGATCTGCGAGCGCGCCCGCGATGTTGATCGTGTTCGTCGTCTTCGCGACGCCGCCTTTCTGGTTCGTCACACCTATTCGAATTGTCATTGCATGCTCGTCATGCACGTCGTTCCATGCACTCAAATAACCACGTCAGACGTGGGAAACGCCGATAAATACGCGTACGCGCGCTAATGCGTGCGAACAACATATTGTGGTGAGTCCAAATCGGGGCCATTTTTACGTGGGACCACGTGGTGATTATCGGCGCAAGTGCGCCAGGCGGACCTAATGAGTCCCATTGAGATACTACACGCAGTAGGAGCGACGGCTACGATCATCCACACCGCCGTCTGGCTTGTCAATCAGTACCGGCGTCGTGGACCGCAGCCGCCTCGGGAATAACGAGGCGTCGCTGCACAAAAACTTATTCGAGACGTAATCGCGAGGACAGCCGTGTCCATCGAGTTCGAATCGTCTCACGAAGCTCACCAGGTCGCCAGCCACGCACCCATGGGTGAAGCGCTCGGTCGTACCCCTCGAAGATAGGCATCGCGTCAACGGGAGCGCCCTCAACGAGCGCGTGGTTCTGCCCGGCGTCGAGGCGGCGGTTGAGGTCCCACATGACGCCCGAAAGTGCACCGTCAGGCCGGTCAGTCATATGACCCTCGCTGGCGGATACATCAGGTCCCATCCGGGCCGCGTCCAGTAACCACAGGCGACGCACTCAAGCACGAGCTGGTGAGGGACGTCAGCGACATCGACATCGCCGCCGCACTCGGTACACGTCTCTCGCCAGTCGGGATGGTCAGTCATCGTTGACCACCTCGGCGAGAGCGACCGCGACAGCGAGCGCGACGACGTGAAGCGCCTGGTCGCGCCACACCGAGAACGTCGGGAACGCCTCGGAATCGTCGGCCCAGCGCTGCGAGTCGATGACGAAGTGCGTCCCGAAGAGCGTGACTACAAACGCGAGGGTACCGCGCTGGTTCCAGTCGGCGGCCATCGCGACCGGTGCGAAGCAGCTCGTGTAGACCGCGACGTGCTCTGTGCGGACGGCAGGATCGTCGAACTTCTCTGCGGCCTGCCGGTCGGTCTGCAGCAGGAAGTCGCCCGCTGCGTGGGCCGCCAGCGCATAGAGTGTCACGTCGCTCATGCGTCGAACGCCTCGAGACCCTGTTGGTTCGCGTCGCGCGACTCGCGTCGACGCTGTTTCGCTTTCGCCTCCTGGCAGCTCTCGCAGCGGAACGTCCCGTCGATGAGCGTCGCATCGGTTGGCGAGTGACAGCGGTCGCAGTAGTCATCCGAGCGACAGTCCCGGCAGCGGTACTCGCCATCGTCGCACTCGACGACGAGCGCGCCTCTGGAGCCGACGCCGCACACTATGCACTCAGGCATCGTCGATCACCTCGTTGAGGTCTTCGAGGAACTCCTCGATCATCGTGTACTCCGCGGTGAAACCAGCACTTTGGGCCTTTTCATACCGCTCTTGGTACTTCTCGCAAAGGTCTCGAAGGGCTGACTTCGGAACCGCATCGAGGTGTTCGAGCGCATCACGACGCGCCTGCTCATCGTCGCCATCCCAGACCCTATCTTCAAGGATCATCACCGCTCGGTCGATGTTGACGTCGTCTTCAGTCATCGTCGACCACCGTCCAGTCGGCGCTCAGGCCGACCGAGTAAACCATCTCCTCGTGGGCCTTCGAGCACGACGACTCGGTACAGCGGACGAGCATCCGGCCGCCGTGACTCGTGGAGGCGACGTCCTCGACGACGCCGCGGAACTCGCCGGGCTCGTTGCCCCGATCGATGCAGACGGTGTCGCCCTCGGTGGGGCGTTCGGCCGCTTCGTCCTGTGGTGGGGCGAGCGGGTCGCGTAGTCGATACATCTCGCGGACCAACCGGCCGTAGTCTTCGTTCGTCATCGGATGCGGTTGTAGCATCCACCCCGGCCCGTTCTCTTCGAGCTTCTCGTCAGTCATATCTCAACCGCCTCCGCGGCTACGTGGCCGGCGAGGTAGTCGTCGGGACCATGGACGCCACCGAACTGTCGATGCTCGCGACAGCACCGCGGACAGCGTTTCCGCGGGTACACGAGGTCTGCACCAGAGCAGACGGCTGGGAGACTGCAGTAGTCGCAGCGAGCGGGAGCAGCGTCAGTCACAGTTGATCACCGACCCAGTTCGTCAGCTCGGCATCTGCCGGTTGGTAGAGTGGATGGGCCGGGTGACCGGCCTTGGTCGTGTCGAGCGCGTAGAGGTCGTAGTCGTCGAGCAGGTCGGCGACTGCCTCGGCGCGCCCGTTAAGCGACCCTTTCGCACCCCACGCGACGACGACCTGTTCGGCGCTGTCGCACACGTCCTGTAGGTACGCGTCGTTTTCGGGGCCGACCGGGTCCGTGTGGCCCGCCAGCACCGCCGGGTCCGTGCTTCGGAGCGCGAACAGGTTGGCGACAACGAGCGAGCCGAATCCCCAGTCCTTGGCGAAGCCGAGACAGCGCCGAATCGTCGGGTCGTCGCTGGTCGCGTCAGCCGTCGACGGGTTCAGCATCACAAACGCGACCGCCGGCTTATCGGTGTTCCACGTTCGAGAGAGTCGGTAGCGGTACGTCCCGTCGTCAGAAAGAACCGCGTCGGCGCGGTTGTCGACGAACTCACTCATCGACCATCACCTCCTCACGGAGGTCTGCCTCACTCTCCACACGCATCTTAACAGCTTCACCGGTTGCGTCGTGGACGCAGTAAAGCGTCGGCGGGAGTTCGAACGGCCCCGCGCACGTGCTGTTCGTCGCCGTCTCGTCGCCGCATCGCGGACATCTGTAGAGAGTCATTCGACAACGCCCTCCACGTCAAACGTCTCAGCATCTCTACCAGTATGCTTGATAGACACACGGTTCGGTTCGAGGTGTGGGTTCCGGGCACCGTCCAGTTGGTCAATGTCTCCGAAATGGCTCTCGTCAATCATACCGTAGTAGGCGTCGAGCGGTTCTGTCCCGAAGTGTTGGATAGTCCCGCTTGGCGTCCTGAACACGACCTGCTGGTCGAACTTGCGGAGTCGTGGTGGTATCCAGAGACCGCGATCATCGTCGATGTGTAGATTTTCAACCGTCATCGCTTTTCCTCCAGTCGGTAGCCGTGCGCTTCTGCGAGCCCGAACAGAACTTCCGTCGCCGCTTGTGGAGAGAGGTTTACCAGTTCTCGGTGCTTCTCGCTGACTGTCTCTCCCTCGCCGTCGAGCGAAGCGAACCGAGCTTTCTCCTTCCGAAAGACACGGATTCGTTTCATGTCGCCGTTTGGGTGTTTCCGAATACAGCGCTCGACGCGAACTCCCATCTGCTTCTCGTTCCACGTTTCCTCGACTATGCGGCCGTCGACTTGCTGGGCCTCCGTGCTCGAATCCATCAGTTGAACCCTCCGTAGCGGCGCTTCTTCGCGAGCCATCGCTCGAACGCGTGGGGCCACTGGTTCCACGCATGGTTGAGAACGAACCGCACAATCTCAGCGTCCTCGACGTCGTCATCGTCGAGAAGCTCTCGAAGCTCCGTTCGAAACTCGAGGTTCTTGCTCATCTTCGACCACTCCAGTAGACCCACACCATACGGCTCGGCGTGATTGGAGCCATGATGTCGAGGTGGCGGCGCCCACCCCGCTTTCGATACGAGGCTGACGGCCAATCGACCACTCGGGGAACGATGCTCACGCCGTTCGAGGAGAGATCAGGGGCCTCGAATAGACTCATCGCTCACCACCGACCTTCGTCACTCGGCCGCCGCGGACTTCGTGCGCCTCGCGACGCGTCCACTCTGCGGGCTCTTTCGCGCGGTCGTCGTCCGACCGGACCTCGTGGACAACGTCGACACCGCCGTGGTCGTACGCGAGCAGCCGGATGCGGTGCTCGACGACGGCGTTGCGCCGGCGGACCGAGACGTACGGGCGGTCTGTCCACTCGGCCAGCAGTCGTTTCTCAGTCATCATGTCCCTCCATGCGCGACAAACGCGCCATGCGTTCCTCTCGTTCATTGCGTGCTTGTCGAACGTCCTCGCGGAGGTACAGCGCCAGGCCGACAGCGATCAGCCCGACGCCGGCGACGTCCAACGAAAGCGTCCGAGGGGCCAGCGCGAGGACCACAAACCCTCCGACGAACGGGATGTCTGGGAGCTTGAACAGGTCGCTAAGCTTCATCATGTCCCTCCATGCGCGCCATGCGCTCAGAGCTTTCGGTGCGTGCATTGAACTCTGGGCGCGACGAGAACGTGAACCGCGACGCGACCGCCCGGACCCGCTGTTCGAGCATCTCGGGACTGTGGCCGTTCCAGACCTTCGCGTCGGCCCAGAACGCCCATTCGGGCGTGCCCCACATGGACTCACGACCGTCGCGACGAATGAGGTCCTCCTGGCCGAAGTCGCTCTCGTCCTGCCGCCCACGGCTCTGGAGTCGGTCGAGGCGCTCGTCGAACGGGGCATGCACCCAGACGACTTCGAGCGTGTGGAACCACAGCTCCAGAGCGACGAGCGCCTCGGTGTCGCGCATCCCGATCACGACCGCGGGCTGGTCGGGGAACGCGTCGGTCGCCTCGAGGCGTTTGATCACGTCGTGTGCGACGTAGTCGCCGCCGTCGACGTCCCGCCGCATCGTCGAATAGTCGCCAAGTTCGTCTGACGACAGCGCTTCAGTCGACGCGACGTCGAAGTGGTCACACGCGCCCTCGCGGACGATGTCACCTGTTTCGAGTTCGAACCCGTCGAGTTCGTCGACGAGTATCTCTCCCGCGGTCGACTTCCCCGCGCCAGGGAGGCCGACCACCACGACGCCGGTGCGCTGGTCGTCGAGGTGCCTGACGATGGTCGTGTTCTGGAGGCCGTCGCGGCAGCGCTCGCAGAGGACTGTCTGTTCGCCGTTCGTTTGGACTACTGCAAGCCCCTCGTGAGGGCCAGCGTGGTCTGGCATCTCGCACGTGTCTGTGTTGTCTGAATTCATGTTCAAATGTTGGTGGGTGTCGGCTGAATTCATACTGACCCCCGGGTGAACAGCTGTCGGAGGTCGCGGAAGAACCCCGGCGGGCCGAAGCGTTTCCAGAGGACGATGAACCAAAAGACGCCCATCGCCGCCCAGAAGATCGCACGGGTCAGTTCCCCGAGTAGGTACGCCAGCCCCGAAATCGTGAGTGATCCAGTCAGAACGAGGACTGCGTAGTTCTCTCGGGGCATGCCGTTCCCCTGTGGGATTTGAGTGAGGTCGTAGATCGACACCGCTCCGATCACGATTGCGATGGCCGTCTTCGTTACTGCGAGCGCCTGCATCGATAGCGCGTCAGTCATGGAATTCACCCAACCCAGTATTCTCAGCCGCGCGGCGCTCGTGCTTCCTAATCTCGTCGAGGGCGTCCTGAAACGCTTGGCTCGCCTCGTCTGACAGGTCGTGCTTGTAGGCAATGACCTGCAGTTGATCTGGCTCGGTGTCGAACTCGACTTTCTCGGGTACCACGTGGACGGCATCCCACGGGTTCGAGTGGTTGGCGTCCATGATCGTCGCCGGAGAGAACTCGAACGCCGCACGGTCGTTGCCGAACTCTCCTTGCGAGTCGTCGACGACGTACTCGTTTGGATTCGGCTCACACATGGTCACCGGGCGGTTGCACGCCGGGCAGAGAGTGCTAATGAGCCTGTACGGACGCGTTGACTGCTCGTTCGCTTTCTTCTTCGCGCGCTGTGCTTGTTCCATCGGAATTCGTGATGCGTGCATCAGTACTCGTACCCCGCGTCACAGCGCCGGCATCGGACGCGCCGCTCGGTCTGCTCCCACTCGGTGTGGAGCAAGAACTCGTCGGAGTCGAACATCTCGGCGTCCCACATTCCGATGACGAACTTGCCAGTCGTGACCTCTTCGTCGACGACAGTTCCACCACAGTCGCACGTGTCGACGACCTCACTGGAGACCGTCCGCGTTCCGCGCCCCGACGGCCGAGTCGTCGTGTCCGTCGGCGGGACCGGTGGCGTGGGTTTGTCGTCGTGAGCTGCGTCACTCATCTTTCGCCCCCACAGGCCCGTAGATCGGTTCCTCGACGAGCGACGCGCTCTCGATGTCGCCGGCCCAGACTGCGAAACAGGTATCGCAATGGTAGTATCCTGCTGGTGGGCCTTCGTGGAGATTGGACGCCGGGCCGCCGCAGTGCGGACAGCCCTCGCCCTCGTTGAGGTCGATCCCGTCGAGGTCCTCGACGTCCTGCCAGTCCTGCGCCGGGTCGTGCATGCCGATGGCTCGGCTCATTTGAGTTCACCGTCCACTTTGTAGTCGCTCTCGGAGGGCGTGACGTCGACCTCGAGTTCGAGCCGCCACTCATCACGACGGCCCTCAACCGAGACTTTCGATAGCTCGTAGCCGAGATCGCGGATTGCCTTTCGAATCTCGCGCTCGGCATCTCGAACGTTGTCATCCATCGTCGTAGTCCCCTGGAACATAGTACGGGTCGATCCGAAGTTCGACAGGGTGTGTCGAACCAAGCGGATAGTACGTGTACTCTCGACCGTGAATGGCCTTGAACGCAACAGCATCGTGTCGAGTCTTGAACGACTTACTGGTGGGAAAGACTCTGTAACGGTACGTCCCGGAATCAGTATCACTCACGAGTCAATCACCTCCTCGTAGATCTCGGACTCCAGTTCACCGTAGACGCGGTCTACCTCTGCTTCTGAAAAGCCGTTTAGCCGGTCACAGAGATGGTCTCGGAGACCGAACACGTACTCTCCGCGACCAACCTTTTTCACGAAGCCGGCCTCGATGAGGTCCCGCGTCTTCTTCGACTTCGTGCTGCTGGTCGGGCTCCCGCCAGCGTACTTGTACGCGTCTTCCTGCGATGCGGGCCCTGACACGATGAAGTACCGAAGCATCTGCTGTTTCTTCTCGTCGAGGTCGTTGAGGCGCGACCGCACGTCATTCATCACCGTCTTGACCTTGCGGTTCTCCAGCGGGTCGCTATCGAGGTCGTCCGGAGTCGGCTGTTGAGACTCCAAATCCTCGATGCGCTCACGGGCGTGTTTGAGCTTCCGTCGAAGGGTTTCGGTGTCCGCATCGCCGACGTCGAACTCGTCGGCCAGCACACCGACGGCCTCGACTGCCCGCTCTCCGATCTCCGGGCGGGAATCAAGTTCCCGACGGAGTTGCTGCGCTTCGGCCTCCAGTTCGTTGATGCGTTCTTCGCGCTCTTCCAGCTGGCCTTCCAGTCGGTTACGCTCTTCGACGAGGTCCTCAACTTTCTCGGACGCCACGCCACCGTTTCCGGTCGCCTGCATCGCGTCAGCGAACTGACTCGCCATGTCGCGCATGTCCCGCGCGTTCTGCAGCTCCTCTTCGAGCGCCGCCTTCTCGTCCTGCAGCGACTCAACCTGCGCCTCCAACTGCGAGATTCGGTCCTGGCGACGTTCCTCTTGCTCGGAGATCTCCTGGAGTTCCTCGACGAGGTCGCCCGAGACGCTCATCAACTCGGGACGCTCGAACTCCTCGAGGTCCGGCGTCGCGCCCGCGTCGTACGTGCGCTTGCGTCTGACCTGAACGGTCTGGACGTCGGCTTCGAGGAAGTCCGCCTGGAGGAACGCCTCGCCGTCGTTGAGGTCCTGAATCGACTCGGCGTAGCTCGACCCGACGACGCGACGGACGACCTTGGTGTCGTTCTCCCAGGTGAGACGATGCCACATCAGCCAGTCGCACTGGGTGATGAAGTCCTTCTTGACGTCCGCGGGGCGCTGGGAGATCCCACAGAGTCCGAGGCCGTGTTTCCGACCACGCTTCCCGATTTTGATGAGCATCTTCCCCGTCTCGTCGAGGCCGCCGCCTTCGGGGATGTACTCGTGGACCTCCTCGACGAGCAGCAAGAACGGCCGGCGGAGCTTCTTCTCTTTCGTGAACAGCGCCGAAGCAGTCTCGCGAACGAGTTCCGACGCATCGGCATCGTCGAGGTAGCCCGAGACGTCGAGGATGATGGGGACGCTGTCCTCGAGGGCGAGTTCCGCGATCTTGTCGGCGTGCTCCGGGCCAACCTGCAGGTCGCACTCTTCGTCAGCGCCGACATGGAGAAGCTCGAATTCTTCTTTCAGTCCCCAGTACTCGCCGTCCGTGTCGACGATGAGAACCGGGAAGCCCCGGTCGAGCAGTTCTTCGATGATGACCGACGCCGTGTTCGACTTGCCTGAGCCGGACTTTCCCGTGACGAAGCCTCGGCCTGTCAGGACGTCGACAACGGGCAGCGAGACTTCGCTGCCGGCGTCGAGTGGAAGTTGTTCATCACTCATATAAATCGCCCTCCGGCGGTTGTCCGAGAGTCACCCATGAAACGTCACCTCGACGCCGTTGATCTCGAGCACGCGGTCTCCGCACTCGGGGCACTGCGTCCGGACGTGCTCGGGGAAGTGGAGTTTTCCGTAGCCATCGGCTCGGACGCCATCTTTCTCGATGTCGAACTCGTCGACCCAGCCGTCGCACAGCTCCGGCTCGATGTCCGGCGTCCTGCACCGAACGACGAGACTGTCCTCGACCAGGTCGGCCGGGACGTGCTCGAAGCCGTTGTTCGTGACGAGCGACTCGTGGTCAGTCATCGCGACCTCCATTAGAGTCCTGGTTCCCACGCCAGTTCGAACAGCCCTCATCGTGACCGTGACTGCTCACGACGTGTCGGTCGCACTCTCCACAGTACTCTCGATCAGGAGCGCACGCGTCGCTTGGGAGCTCCCCAGCGAGTTCTTCGTGGTTAGTCATCGCGACCCCCGCGAGTCAGACGCCAGTATCTCGTCGAGTGTGTCCCGAAGTGCTTCGGCTGCCTCACGATTCAACGTGGTGAGCTGCGCACAGTCACGTCCAGCGTACGAGTAGCGTGTCGACAGCTCAACAGCGAAGCTCCCTCCCGGAACGTGCTGGAGCTTGAACGAGACGTCATCGTGGTCGAACACCTCCATCTCGATTTCTGCTGGTTCGATCTCCATGAAGAGACGGTCTGGTGCCGGGAGTTCGGTAAAGCGGTCAGTCATCGCGACCACCGAGCCCCTTGATCTGCGGCGCTATCGCCCACGTCACGTCACCGACCTGGATGAACATCGGAAACTCATTGCGGAGGTGGAACCGCCACGTCTCGCCGGCCGGAGATGCTTCGGCGACCGTCTGGACGAAGTCACAGCCGAAGACCGCCGACTCAGCGCCCTCGCCACGAGTCCGGTGACCGATCAGCAGTTCGGGGCCACCGTCACTTTCGTAGCCGGACGCCGTGAATGCCGCCGAGTCAGCCTCCGTCTGGAACACGACTCCGTCGTCTGTCTCACGAGCGAGGCTGTAAAGCACGCCACGTGCCCGAACACCGTCTGCCTCGATGTGCTGGGTGTGGTTGACGTCCGGGAGCGTCGGCATGTCTGGGGCGGGCGCTGTCTCGAAGACGAACCCCCAGCGCTCGTCATCAGGGGCGTCGCCATCGCGGCAAAGCGTGACCGTCGTCTGTTCGTCCTGGTCGCGATCGATGCGGAGCTCACACCACTCGTCGTCGAGGGCAGAGCACAGCATTTCGAACCAGTCGACATCGTCGACGTCCGCGTTCGCCTGCGACCCGAAGTCAACGGCGACCGTCGTCTCGACCCCGTCGGCCGTCGACGGCGCGCGAATCGGGACAGGACCCGTCGCGATCAACGTCGACGAAGGGTTGAGCGCGGCCACATGGCACGCCGCCTCGTCGCCGGTCGTGTCGATTTTGATCTGGACTCTGTGCTTGTTGATTGCACCTGCCGCCTGGAGTGCGCTGTGGAGATCGTCGCCGTGGAGATCGACGCTAACGCGGTCGCTCACGGCGTGACCCTCCAGAGAAACTGTTCGTTCCGGTTAGGTTGTGGGTGTTGTTGTCGAGTCGTCATCTGTTTCCTCCTCGCGCGGGTCCTCAACGAACTCGTAGAGTCCGCGAGCCACCTTGCGAATCCATCCGGCATCTCTCAGACGCCGGATGTGGTACTCGACGTTCGACTTCGAGATGCCAGTCTCGTCAATGATGTACCGCGGGTTAGCGCGCCCCCACGGATCGCCGTTCTCACGGCCACGTTTGAAGACATCCAGCACCTGGTCTTCCCCATCGCTGGGGTCGAAGCTTCGATTGAGATCGTTATTCGCCATCGCGCTACTCATCGAGTACCACACCACATAGTACGATGCGGTATGTAATAAATAGTGTGTTGCATTATGCTACGCACTATGTTTTGCATAGTTTTATATTGCTGGCAGATCTACCTGTAGGTGTGAAGCGAGGTACGTCGGCCAGAATGGCCGGCCGGTGCTTGAGACACCGACCGCGCTTCCGTGAGAAAGCATGAGTACGAAAGAAGCCCACCGTAAAAGCACCAACGATGAATCGCTTGCTACGCGATTCGTCCCGGTCGGCGCTATCAACCCGATGACCGAGGCGAAGCTCCGTGCGTGCAACCAAGTCGAAGCGTCCGACGACGGCGACCACGAGGTTGCGGTCTTCGCCGTCGCCCACCGCCACGGCGTCATCCAAAACCCAGTTCGTAAAACTGAGAGGGACGGCGAGGCCGTCCTCTACGTAACTGCCGACGGCGAGCGCTGCACCGAGCGCTGGTACCCTATCCTCGAAGGCGAGTTCGAGGAGATTGACCGGGCGTTCATCGCCGACGAACGTGACCTCGATGAATCGGGGAGCGGCGCGAGACGCTTCGCGCCGATCGTCCAGGAGCACCCGGAGGTCGGAGAGTAATGCGGGGCAACAACATCCACTCGCGCGCCGCTAAGCGCGTTCGCGTCGATCACCGGTCGACTGCGACCGACGAGTTCGACCATCGCATCCTCTGCGACGGCGTGCACGACGACGTCGTCGAGGACGACCAACTCGCCCAGCTCGAAGACGTCATCTCGACGCTCGAAGACGTCCGTGATGAGCGCCGGCGTGAACTCGGCGACACCGACGACTACGACGCGAGGGTCGAATCGGATACTGCAAGTGCGGCTCTGCAACTGCATGACGTCGTCGACCAGCGCGTGATGGAGATCTGCGCCGAGCGCTGTCGGGCCGTCCTCGTCGACGGCGACGAGTGGGTCGAAGAAGGCTGGGAAGACGCCTCGGAGGTCGAAGCCGCTAAGCGCGAAGCGACGAACTGGCTACTTGAGCATCCGGAAACGTGTAAGCGACTGTGGGGACAGCGGTCTCCAACGATGAGCACGCTGGAGGTGCGCGGCTGATGGCGGTCGCTAAGTCCGGAACCATGAGCGACCGCGACCGCCGTGCCCGAGTCGAGCCACTTTCGGCGGAACGCATCGCGCCAGGCATGTTCGCCGTCTCGAATCTCCGCTCAGGGAGCACGTGGATCGTGGACATCCGCGAAGGAGTCTGCGAATGTCCCGACTTTCACTATCGGAGCGGCAAAAACGCAGACGGGTTCGAGTGTAAACACGAGAAGTTCATCAAGAAGATCGCCAACGGGGAACTCTGCTCACACTGCGGGTATGAGCGCTGTCGTCCGTCCTGCCCGGAGCGTGGTCGCGATGAGTGAGTGCGACTGCCCGCTCAAAGGCGAGTCCTACGCGACCGCGCAGCCCGACCCCTGCAACGAGACCGACGAGACGGGCGACTTCATGTGCTCGAAGCCCGCGGGGCACGACGGCCCGCACGCGGCGTGCAACGTCGTCGAACATCCGTCAAAGGTCTGGGGAGAAGACGATGTTTGACACGCACCGTCGTCGCCTTCGGCGCGGAGGGGCTGGAGTGGGGGCACTCGCAGCCGTCATATGGTACGCCGATGCAACCGAAGTCGCGCTGGGTCTGGCCGTCGTCGCCGCGCTTGCGCTGCTCGTCGATTCAAAGTTGACGGAGTCGACGTGGCTCCCGTGGGGTGACGAATGATGCCCCGGTCGTTTTCGGACCTCGACACCTATTTCGAGATCGTCCGCTCGGAGACGTCCATCTCGAACGACGGGCTCCGGATGCGTGAGCCCAAGGCGCTCCGGTGCAGCGAGTGTGGAGCACAACTCCCTCTAACTCACGAGCGGTCGCCCGGCATCGAGGAACTCCCACACGAACCAGGGTGCTCGCAGCGCTACGTCACGAGCCGGTACTGGATTCGACAGTTCCAACAAGACTGACGAAGGCCCTCTTTTTGCGTTGGTTAAAACCGTGCGACTTCGGTCGAGTGTTGGTTAAGACCACTTTCACCCGCCTGCTAACCGCTCTCGTGACCGTCCGCCGCTCGTCTGACGCTTCTGTCTACATAATTCGACATTTCACTTTCACTCCGGGTCACAAAACTCGTTTTTACCCCATACCACGTCATGTCGAGTTGCCATGTCCGCGAAGCCCCCTCTGGTGTGCGATGGGTCGGCCGTCGAGGACGCCGGGCCACTCGTGCGCATCGACCGCAGCCAGTTCACCGACCGCATGCGATACGTCTGCCCCAACGGCCACGCGTCGTGGGCTCCGACGAACTCGCATATCTGGTGCCGGTCCTGCTCGCGGGCATCGGCCAACGACGACGACATCGATCCCGAACACTACTCGGTGCGTGACAAGAAGACTGGCGAGCTGATCAGCTACGCCCGCGTGGAGCTGGTCGAGTGACCTTAGTCAGAAAAGTCGATCTCGGACTTCTCGAGTGTTTCCGTGTCGAGTTCCTCGTCGAGGAACTGCTCGCCGAGTTCGGTGATTCCATAGAGGCCCTTGTCGACGCGGTTAAGCAGACCATATTCGGTCAGCTTCCTGCAGCGGACGCCGGCATATTTACGGCCGATATCAACGCGGGGGACAAGGCCTTCACGAGAGACCGCCAGTGGAGTCAGGTTTCCATCCTGACGAATCGCTTCGAGGATGCGGTCGTCAACTCGGCTCATCCACTCTCCCCGCTTGCGCATGCAGTGTTCATTGACTGTCGTTGTGATATTCCCATCGAACTGGAATATACTCTTACCCAACAGGTCTACAATATTATTCTCTGGGTAACACCCGTTATACATTGGGTAATGAGAGATTCCCAACGGGTAGAAAGTTATTAGTGGGACTGGATGCACAATTGACATAGAAGCCGAGACCGCGACACGCACCGCTCAGGTGTAGGAAAAGCCGGGTGTAAGGGCACCCGGCTTGCGGGATTGGCTTCCACACGAGTATCAGACCCTCTACGCGAGGGCTGATTCGCTAGTTACCAGGCTAGCATGGAAAGCCATGTCTACAAAAGACGATTCGCCGGATAAATCAACCGGCACGAACCGGAGTACTGCACGTCGAAACGCGACCGCCGCCGCGGACCTCACCGCGTTCCAGAACAACATCCTCGTCATTCTGGCCGAAGAGCCCATGTACGGGCTCGCCATCAAGCGTGAGCTGGAGACGTACTACGGCGAGGACGTCAACCACGGCCGGCTCTACCCCAACCTCGACGACCTCGTCGAACGGGGCTTCGTCAAGAAGAGCGAACTCGACAAGCGGACCAACCAGTACGAGCTGACCGACGACGGCCTCCAGGTCGTTTTCGGACACCTCGACTGGGCGTTCTCGAAGCTCGTCACCGACGACGAGCGCGCCGAGACCGTCACCGACCTCATCGACTCGAACACCGGCCGGGCGCTCGCGACCGACGGGGGCGAGTGCTGATGGCAGTCGTCTGTACCGTCCAGCAGTTTCGGGCGTACGTCGAGAACTACCTGCGCCAACTCGAAGCCGATGACGAAGACTGGATGGTCGTCGTCGGTGGGCTTGAAGGCGACATCAGCGTTCGGGCTCCGAACGACAGTAACGGGTCGAAGCGTATCGGGAGTATCGGCTTCCCGAAAGAACTCTTCTCGAAGCAGGAAGGCACGTACCCACTTTCAAAGATAGTTTCGGGATATGTCGACCGTGACCGATTTGTCGGGACGATGGCAGTCACGCGCTCGGAAGTCTCGGAAGACGCTATCGAGAAATACGTCGACACCCAGGAAGCGAGCTACGGCGAGATGCTCGAGGGGACCGACGTGGAGCGAGACACGATCGTCGAGGCGCTTGCGGATGCAACCGCACTCCCGGAAGACGTTCTGGAACCGATTGCGGACCACGCGCTCATCGCTGCGCGCCAGCGTGAGAACGCACGGGCAACGACCCTCAAGGCTGACGGAGGCGAGCATGAGTGACTCGACGCTCACGCGCGACGGCGTCCTCAACACGACGGTCAAGTCTGGCACGGGCTCGTGGTACGAGGTCATCTCGACCGACGAAGACGACACGGTCGAACTGATCGCCGTCGACGCGACCAACACCAGCCGCTCGCGCAGCGTCGACCAGCTCCTCGAGGACCTCAACGAAGGCGACTGGGAGACTGTCTACGAAGGCACGACTCGCGAAGTCGTCGCCGACGGCGGGCACGAGGACGAGGACGAGGGCGCGGCCGACGCCGACACGGAACACTTCGAGACCTTCGCCGGCACGGTCGTGATGGACGCCGACGACACGGGCCACATCATCCTCGACGATGGCAGCGACACGTGTTCGGTCATCCTCGGGGCGTTCGAGACGGCCGTCTCCCCGACAGATGTCGAGATCGGCGACGATCTCGAAGTCCGCGGCCCCGTCGACACCGACGACCGCATCGTCGCCGACGAAGCCGAGTTCATCGACTTCGACCACGGCGTCGACACGGGCGAGCGACTCGCGACCGACGGTGGTCAGAACATCATCCTCGTCAAGCCGAACGGGAAGCGTGGAATCAAAACACATCACCTGCCATCGCCCGACGACCCGACGAAGCCGAAGTGCCGACTGAACGTCGACGGCCCCTCAGAGTGGCAGCAAACGACAGTCGAAAAGCGGCCTCACACGGAACTGTGCAATCGGTGCGCAGAGAACTGGGGCGGCGGTTCGACCGGCGAGACCATGGCCGACCGACTCGACGAAGCCGACCCTGAAGACCTGGGTCTCTCCCCGTCTGGCGAACGGCTCATCACCGACGGTGGGAACACGTGCTCGGAGTGCGGGGCCGTGCTCCCCGAAGAGATCATCGAAGGTACGGGCGTCTACTGCGACGAGTGCGGGACCGGTCAGATGGTCACCGACGGGGGTGTGACCTCTGGCGACATCAAATCCCGCCCAGCGACGAAGACGATGCACCTCGACGCGCTTCGCGACGAGTGGGCCGAGTGCTGGCACATGCTCGTGGACAACCCCCATGACGCCGATCTCTACAACGCGCTCCACGACCGCGCCGCCAGCATTTCACACACGCTCGAACAGCGTGTCGACGTCCATTACCCCGAGTGCCCGAACTGCGGTGCAACCAGTTGGGGTCAAGAGCCGGGTGAGGCGCTTCTCTGCGGGGACTGTCTTCGGACCCCCAACGAGGCCGTGACTGACGCGGTCCACCACGAGTGGGAGCGGATGGGTGAGCGTCGACCGAACGTCGACGACGAGCACGTGCTCGTCACCGACGGCGGGTGTCATCACCCCGAATCCAAGGTCGTTGAGGAGACCCACCGCTGGGACCTAAACAAAGGCTCACTCTACGTCACCGGTACGTGCCACGAATGCGACATGGACGTCGAAGAGACGTACCGTGTCGTTCGAGAGTCGGTTGAGGTTTCCCCCGAGTACGACCTCGTCGCTGACGGCAGCGGGTACGACGTCGACGGCGAAGCACCACCTGCGACCGGGCAGTCGATGCAGAGCGTCGACGCAGACGCCGCCGAGAACATCTCGAAGCGCGCACGCTCGCAAGTCAAAGCCCGGGCCATGCGGGCACTCATCGAGCCGGGCGACGACGTCCGACTCGACGACGGGAAGCTCTGCCGCGTGATCGAGACGGCGACCGCGGGGCGCTTCACCGGCTACGCGCTCAACGGCCCGGTCGACGTTCAACAGATTCCGTATAGCGACATCGACTATATCACGGAGACGCGCTCCCGGCTCGTCGACGAGCTGTCGCTGCTGTCGGACGACGAACTCGAACGGCAGTTCAAAGCACTCGTCAAAGAGATCGACACCCGCGACCGGGCCATCTGGAGGGCCGACCGATGAGCCGCGGTGTTGAGCAAGCGCTCGAAAAGATTCGAGACGGCGCGTGGATGACCTGCGAGCACCCAATGGAGGTTCGCGACTGATGTCGGTTGAGTCGTTCATCGAGAATGCCCCGTCGACGTTCATCCTCGCGACGCAACTGCCGGCTGCTCACGGAACGCCGCTGTCCGGGCTCGCGACGGTCCGGCAGGACTCGTTCGACGATGAAGGTCACGAGTGGGACTTCTACCTCAACGGCTCCGGCGAGCAGCGGACCGATGTCGTTCGGACGCACGGCGACCAGTTCCCTGACCAGTGCGCGATCAACTGGCCGGCGGGTTCATGTCTGGTCGTTCTGGACGGCGCTGCGCTCGCGGTGCTGAAGCCTGACGAACAGGAACTCTACTGCGACCGCGACGAAACCCACGAGTGGGAGCACGCCATCCTCGGTGCGCTCCACGGCCGACTCACCGAGTTGGGCGTTGACCTACCCCCGCTCGACGAACTCGTTAGCGACCGTGAGGGGGTGCAGGCCTGATGCGGAAGCACTTCTACCTCGTCGTCGAGAGCGAAAAGAACCCCGACCGAGAAGGCGGTGTCTCTATCTACGACAACCAGCAGCGGCCGTCTTCGAAGAACGATCAGACCGTGCACCAGATGCGGAACCTCGAAACGAACGAGACGTGGACGAAGACGATGGTGAGTCTCGGATACGTTGACTTCGAGGACGAAGACGACTACGGAGAACGCGCTAACGAGATGATACTGGAGAAACTCGCCGAGATTGACGAATCGCACCTGCGTGACGCCGGTCTCGACCCGGAGGAGGTGTTCGACTGATGCGGCGCGTCATCATCGGCCTCGCGACCAGCGGCGTCTCCGAGGACCGGCAGAAAGTCCCGTCGAACCTCGATGGCAGCTACCCTGCTATCGATGTCGAAGAGCGAACCTACCTCGACGGTGAGTCTGTCCACTTCGGGACGGCCGCCGGCCGCATCGACACCCAAGAAACCGACGTCCACATCGACGAGCGCGGTATCCACACCGAGCGCGTGGAGGGGCGAGAAGTCAACGTCACCGACTTCATCTGCGACCCTGCCGCCGGCTGGGTTGGCGTCGATTCGTCGAACGGCGACTGGCTTTTCGAGACGCTGATGGGCGTTTGGAACGCCAACATCCTCCGGTGTAAGCTCGACGTCACGGCCTTCGCGAAGCACGTCGACGACCAAGACGGGAACTGCTGGCAGATCGGCTACAAGCACGACCTCGACGATGACGACGATGACGGGCAGGCGAAGTCGGGGACGATGTTCCACCGAGACGCCCATTTCGGCGCGGGCTCCGGTCAGTACACCCAGTTCGGCTACAGCTACCTCTTCGACGACCAGTTCGTTCGCGGAACGGTCGCGCAGTCTGGCTACGTCGCAGAGTTCAACGCTGACAACCCCGAGTTCTTCGCTCGGTGGCTGAAAGAAGAGATCCTCCCGTTCTGTAGCGTCGACGAACCGCCGCAGACGACGATATCGGAGGTGCGCCGATGAGCGTCGACGAGAACGTGGCAAGCGCGAGAGCTAACCACTCCCCACGTACTCGCCTCGAAGCGATCGTCGATCACGCACTCGAATCGCCAGTCACACAGCCACATCTCGGTGGGATAGACATCGGCTGTGGCGTGTTCATCCACGGCCGACCCGCAGACATCGACCACTACCGCCACAACAAGTACATGCAGACCAAGTCGTGGATCTCGACTGGGCCAGGAGACATGGTTCCGCTCGAGGAGGTGCGGTAAGATGGCGGCAGCGAACGTCGAGTTCACGGAGACGACCGTCACGCGCTACCATGAGGATCTCCTCGACGACGGCGGGCGCGAACTTCGCGTCCAGGTCGCCGTCGACGACGTCGAGGTCGCAGTCCTCGCGACCGCCGACGAGGGCGTCGCCAAGATCACGGCGATCAACCAGATCGACGATACCGTCCTTCGGCGCGCGTCGTTCGAGGCTGTTGCGGCCGCGGTCGACAAATTCCACAACCAGGGGTTCGAGACCGACCTCGGGCCGCTGGGCCATCTCGCTTGTACTACTCACACGCACTCGCTGAGCGACAGTTGGGAAGACGGCCTCGCGGAACCTACCCAACATGAATTCACGCTTGCATTCACGGCCGAAGGCGATGAGACCGCCCCAACGCTGTCGAGTGACGAAGAGTGGACGCTCGGGAACTCGCTTGAGCCAGAGCCACGCGATGTCGATTCCGACACGAAGTCAGTCGTCACGCCCGCGTCGGGCGAGGTCGGGTTCGGCCCGGTCGTCGACGACGAGGCCGACCAGGACGAGCCCGCTGTCGACGACGCAGACGCTGATGAAGACGAGGATGACGAAGTGTGGTGCGGCATCTGCTCAGAGGGTCCGTTCCAGAGCCTCCCGATTCATCACGGTCGGAGACACCCGGACGAGGAGCCGGTTCCGATGGATCACGAACCGAACTTCCCTGCGTTCCTCGCCCGCGATCCGGAAGCAATCGTCAAGGACGCCAGCACGAACCGGTCGCTCGAGGAGGTCCTCAACGCGGTCGAACGGCAGGACACCATCATGGACGTCCACCAGCGCATCGCTGGGAACCGGTACAAGAGCACCCAACAGCTGCTCAACGACCTCGGGCTGACGAACCCAGGGGCGTCGGACTTCCACAGTGATGTCGACGAGCGTCTCGACGCGCTCTGGAGGGACCTCTGATGTCGACCGAGGCCAGCGACTGGGCGCACGTCGCGAACGCGAACGGAGACGTGTCGATACAGGCGTGGTGCGACGAGCACCGCTTGCTCCCGCATCTCCTTCCGTTCGAGTACCGGAAGACGACGCCCGTCGAGTTCCTCGAAGCCGTCGTCGACGGGCTCGACGACATCCCGAAGACGGCCGCGACGTTCCGTCCGACGAAGATCGACGGCGTCGAGCACGCCCCTGCTGCAGGCGCGAACATCATGACGGACATGCTCGGTACGCTCGGCTCGTGGCGCGTGGAAGAGACCACGCCCACGCGCTGGACCAACCCGCAGTACGTCCATCTCGATTCGCTGCAGACGATGCCAGAGAAAGGCGACCGGATGGAGATCATCGAGCGCTGTGCGGCTTACGGAACGCTCACCGTGGGTGACGTTGCCCCGCGTCTCGGGATCACCAAAGGGAGTCTGCGGCGGTGGCTCACGCGAAAGAACGTCCCCTGGAGTCACCTCCGGCACGAGGGGATCGTTCGACTCGCCCGGACGCTCCGAACTGCTTCGGAGTGGGGCTACTCGGAGCGCCGGCACGCTCGGGTCCTCCCTCGCGCAGAGGGGACTGTCCGGTCGTGGATTCAGAATCACGCTCGAGACACCGACTTCGAGCCGCCGGCTGACCCGAGTGGCGAGCAGTGGTTCATGGGGGGTCAGATCCGATGACCCTCGAACGCTCTGTCGTCTGGTGGGTGCTGCTGTGCTCAGCTGTCGTGGTCACCGCTTACCTGGGGGTAACTTGGTGACATGTCCGTGCAGCCGAGTACCAACAGCCCCGCGAACGCGTGGGCGTCTCAAGACGGTCAGGTCGTCGCGCGCCTCGAGTCAGGTGGCCGGTCGCACGCCCAGCGGCGATGGGACGAACGCTGCCCGCCGGAGTGGGAAGAGTTCTCAGTCCGCGCAGCATGGCTCGACGGCGAGCCGTGGGACGTCCCCGGCGACGACAGCGCTGCCCGGCTCCACAAACCCTCCGGGATGCTCGTCATTTCGACGTACGGATTTCTCACGAGCGTTGTCTGTGCTCGCTGGAGGGGTTACGATGAGTGAAAATCGAACGCCGGCGTCAGACAATCGGCCAAACTATAAGACCCACGACAGAGAAGAAACCGGATATGCAACGCTGACGCTCATCGGACGTGAGGTCCGGGGACATCCCCGGCGACCTCGCGGCCACCGGGGACGGTCCACCAGAAGGAAGTTGACACCTGTCTCTTCTCGTGGTTCCGTCTTAACGTTTGCCCCATCGAAGAGCCGTGGCTTTCTCACGTGCGGTTCGATGGCGACGCCGGTGGCTTCGACGAGCGTCTCGACCAGCATCGCTCACGAAGCAACACAGACCACCGCTACCTCGATGCAACACGAGACCACGACGACCACGACGACCGACTCGAACCGCCGTTCTCCCGAGAGAGAATTTTTTTCTTCGAACGCACCACCTCGTGTGGACGACGGGGTGCCCCCCGAAACGCCGAACAGCCGCGTTACCACCTCGAAGCGGCCGAATCACCAATCAACCACGAGGGGGTCGGTTCCGGAGGAACCACCGACCCCCTCCCCTGCCCGTTACCAAAACTACAACACACACACCCTAGAGGGGTGTCTGTGTTACCAGTTTGGTAACACCGTGGGAGTGGATGGGGGGCGGTCGGCGTGACTTCCCGTGTGCAACTTAGCCTCCGCGTTCCCGAGGACGATGTCGCCGCCTACGAGGAGACCATCATCGAGAAGTACGGGCAGAAGCGCCCATACACCGGAACAGAGTTGGAGCGCGAGCTTCGTGCGTATCTCGAGATGGACGGACTGGCCGACATTGAGTCCGACATCGACCGTCTCATTCGGGCTGCCGGGAGACGTCCTTCAGATGGGTTCGAAAAAGAAAAACCGATTTCGAGGGACCCAAACGACGGCCCAACTCGGATCGTGAACTACCGCGTCAACGAAGAGACTCGAGACGCGTTCATGGCGCGTGTTGAGAAGGACGGCATGACATCGGCCGGACGGATGATCGGCGTTCTCATGCGGACGTACGCGGACGGTGGTACCGTCGGACGCATTCGCGAACGACTCGACCGCGTTCTCGACGATGCCGAGTCCTTGCTGTCCTCAATCGACGAGAGTGACAGCGACGAGGGGCTCACGAAGAACCAGCTTAAGATCAGGCGCATCTGCCAACGTATGGGCGAGGAGTTCACCGACGACGAACTTGTCGAGGCTATCGACGACATCGCCGGTCGGCACGACCACGCATCCGAGCCGACGCGACAGAAATACCGCGAGATCGTCGTTGACCGTCTCGACGTCGAACCGCACCCAAACGTTCCATACATCTGGATACCCGCCGAGAAGGCAGCCGAATTTGCACCAGGTGTCCCACGAGAGTGCCGCAAGCCGCCTGAGTCACTCGACCGCACCGAGAAGGTGCGGCGTATCAAGCTCGCAACCGGCCGCCGCGCCGGCGAGCGCTCGTCCGGTCGAGTGCGTGTGACGTCCACTGAGGTTCGTGAGGAGATCTTCGACAACGAGGTCTCGAAGTCGACGACTCTCGACCTGATGCGTTCGGCATCCAACGTTATCGGCGTCGACCTGGACAAGTCGACCTCTCCCGCAGCGCTGAAACTTAACCTGAAGGTTCTCGGCGAGTCTGAACCAGAACTCTTCAGCGACATCATCGCCTACCGCGACGAAGCAGACAGCGGTCTCCTGTCGTCGACGACGGGAACGACGGTCACCGACTACATGCCGTCGGTCGACGCGCAGTTCCACAACATGGAGAATGCCGCTTCAGACGGGGGTGAAGACGGACCATGGTGAGCGATGAGACCCCAACCGACAGCGACGGCTCCAGCGATGACGAGCTGGTCGACGATCTCGGCATCGCCGGCAAGATCGGGACGTACACCCCTCCAAGAGGAGACCCCGAGCCCTGCCGCATCCGGGGTTCGCGTCGCGTCACCACGAACCGCTGTCGAATGCTCATCCGCGTCGAGGACAACGACCGCATCATCGACACGGACGGAACGCGCGTCCAGGTCAAAGGGGTGCTGTGAGCCGATGCCGACCGAATGGCAGTCAGCCAACCTCGAAGAGCGACCGTGTTTCCCCGACCTCAAAGCAGACATCGGCGAAGACCCGGCGCGGTTTCTCGCGGAGCCGCTGGAGCCGGACGCCGGCGACGGAGCGTCAGGCATGCTCGCCCTCGCACGCATCCGCGGCCTGGAGACGATCACCAAGGTCCGGGCGTTCCGAGCGGTCGAGCGAGCACTCCATGACGGCGAACGGCAGGCGATCAAAGACGCGCTCGACAAGCGCGAACGAGAGTTATCGAACGAGGTTCAATGAACGCATGACGGACCTATCCCACCAAGAGCGCAAGGAACGCATTGCACGAGATGGCGGAGACCCGAACGACACGGTCTGGCGAGCGGGATCACAGGGCGCGTACCACGAAGACCGCGACTGTACCCGACTCTCAGCCACGAAATCGAAAGAAGCAACCCGAAAAGAGGCTCAAAAGCGGTTCTGCTACCCGTGTGGGTTCTGTGTCCTCGGAGAATTCAAAGAGGGATCGTCAAATCGTTCTCCTCGACGAGAGACAGAACTCACAGTCCCCGACGAGCTGTCGGACTCCGACGTCGCGAGTAAACTCGTGTGGCTTCAACTCGCGATCAACGGGGCGCTCTCCACAGCTGAACTAATCGACCAGACAAAGCTTTCGCGAAGCTCCGTTGATCGTGGTGTCAACACGCTTCGTGAGAGGGGGTTAGTCAATTCGATGCCTGATCCGACCGACGCCCGCCGGCAGCAACACAGACTGGTCAGCCCTCCCTGAATATCCGTCATACTGACGCATATCTATCTCGCTTAAGGGCGTGCAGTAACGTATAAATATCAAGTAAGGGCACCCGGCCGACTGAGGCGCTTTGCGGGAGGCGCCGATGACGGAGTCCGAGCAGCCCTGCGTCTATCCTATGAAAGGAACTTGCCAATTCGACCCGAGCAGCGGCGCTGAACTCGGGGAGATACAGTACCTCCCAGACGGAACGACCGGTCGCGAGGTCGTTTCGGACCCGTGGGGCGTCCACTGGACGGCAGCGCGTGAGGGCGCGCTCACCCACGGCGAGCATCGTTCGTCGACGACGGCACTCACCAGCTACTTCCGACGCGTCCAACGCGAGGTCCGCGACGGCACGGAGACAGCGTCGCTCACACGGGCGGCGTCCCTCGCGATCCGGCGGCTCAAGCGAGCGGCCACCGACGAACTCGACACGTTCGTCTGGCTCGCGACGGCCGAGCGCCTTGCTGAAAAAGGCTACTGGAGCGCGTGGATGCTCAACCACCACGTGCCGCGCTGTCCGCACTGCCACTCGGAGACGAAGTTCCGACCTGGAGTCGGGATGCACGAGGCAGTCTGCGCATCGTCGCCCACCCAGCACGGGGCCGTCGACAAAGCAATCGAAGCACGCGTTCGGTCACTCCTCGAAGCGGCGTTCGACGACGTCGCATTTGACGAGGATGATCCTGCGCCGCTGGCGCTGTTCTGAATTCACGTGCATTCATGGCTGTCGAGCCTCCTCCAGCCGAGTTTACGGCATACGAGCCGACTCGCCACGTGATTCAGCACGCCAAAGGCCTCTCGAAAGGCCCGAACCGTCACGTCGACGCGGACCTCCTACGCGAATGTATCGAATCCGGGGCAGCTCGCAAAGTCAACCGCGGCATGTGGCGCTTCGAGAAAGAGATCGCAGGCGTCGAGTTCGCAGTCGTCGTCTCGAGCGACTCCAACGAGATCATCACCGCGTTCCCAACCGTCGTCAATCGAGCGGAAGCCGAGCACATCGGCTACTGGGCGGACGATGAACTCGACGACATCGAGGCGGCACAGGAGTATCATGAGCAAAAACCCCGAGAGTACTGAATATCAGCTCACCGACGCGGACTTCGACGCGGCCGCCGAAGAGATCTCTCGCCGCGTCGCCCGCATCGAGGACTCTCCAACCGGCCGCGCGTTCGCGACTGGGATGCTCAAAGCCGCCGTCCTCTTCGAACACCGCCTCCGGAAACGAGGAGCGGTCGACGAAGACCCATGCACAGACCACGGCGACCGCTGGCCGGACTGCGATGAGTGTGGGTCTGGAGGTGGCGGCCTCTGCCCCGTGTGCAAGAACCAAGCGGAGCGACACACGCGATGACCGGGCGCACCAGCCTCACCGTCGACGACGACGTCGGCGAGCGCTTCCGGAGCTTCTGGGACGAAGACAACGAGACGGTCACCGAGTTCGTCGACCGCGTCTGCGACGTCCTCGAACGCGTCGACGCCGATGGCCTCCCAGACGACACTGAATTCAACTCGAATTCAGACGAGACAGACGCGCTCCCCGACAATCTCCTCACAACCGACCACATCGACGACATCGCAAACGCCGCGTCAACCCAGACAACGCGCGATATCGAGTCGCTCTTGCGACGGTGAATTCAAAATGGCATTCACGTGTTCTGCGCAGGTAGACGCCGACTGCGTCGGGGATGGGCTCTGGAACGCCGCGTACGAGTCCGATGATGGCCAGCCCGTCTGCGTCATGTGCGCCCTCGAACTCGGCCTCACAGACCGCGACGTCTAGCCGTTTCTGACATACACCCTCCCGCTGGCGACGACGTCTCCTCGAGCTTCGCTGTACCGTATTTAAACTACATACGTTCATCCGACACCATACGACGTTTTCACTTTCATGTCCACCCGCGAACGCAGAGTTACACTTGCCCTCAAGTGGCACCATCTCGACAATCTCTCGCCAGCGGAGATTCGAGACCGCTTCGAGGAAGAGGGAATCGGCGACTACACCAAGTCGACGATCCGCGACTACCTCAACGACAAGCCAAAAGAAGCGATCATCGAGCAGATCGAGAAGAAGCACGCCGACGTCCGGCTCCAGTCTGCCGAGCGCTACGAGCGCCTCTACCAGGACGCGCGTCACGACCTCGAGGAACTCGCCGTCGAGGACGAGCCCGTCCGGCGCGTCGTCCCCAAGATGGACTACGTCGACACTGACCGGGAGTCGCCAATGCCGTACCCAGCGTGGGAGTTCGTCGAGCCGGGCGACGACGACCGGCCCGAGTGGGCGACCGAGCGGGACGTCATCGTCCGCTTCCTCGACGACGAGCGGACGCAGGTCATGCCAGGGAACCCGTACCCCAAGCGAAGCATCGACGGAACGGCCGCCTACACGACCGAAATGGTCGGTCTCCGCCGTGATCAGCCCGACCTCCAGAAGCGACAGTCGGCCCGCCGAGAGATGGCCACACGGCAAGACCAGAAAGTCGACGTGCTCGTTGCCGACGAACTCAACATCAACCACGACGGCGAGATCGAACACGACGTCGGCCTCGACGAAGCGACCCAAGAGATCATCGAGGACCTCGGCGAGGACTTTAAGGCATGACCGACAACGAGCTGGTCGACGACCACGGTGCCCAAGTGGACGCCGGCGACCGCGTCCTCGTCGACTTCGACAACACACTCACCGAAGGAGACGTCGCGTACTGGGAGGGAGAAAGACCCGACCCGGACGACGACGTCGTCGACGCGGTCAACGAGTGCTACTTCGCTGGGTGCACGGTCATCATCTGGACGGCGCGCCCCTGGAGCGAGGCGGCTCGCCTCGCCGCACACCTTACCGAGTGGGGCGTCCGCTGGCACGGGCTTCGGTGCGACAAAGGCTCGGGAGACGTCTACGTCGACGACAAAGCACTCCGACCGGACACGTTCGCGGACGCCACCTCCAACTGACTCCATGACGCCGCTCGCCTTCCACATCGCCGCTCGCCTCGTCAGCGACGGCTCCGAGACAGCGGCCGACCAGAAGGCACGGTTCGGGCGCTACGTCAACGAGCAACCGGAGTTCGCACGGTCGCAGTACATGCCCGACCTCGTCCGAGACAACATCGTCGACGTCGTCCGCCTCGAGTTCGCGCTGTCGCCGCCGGCGACCCCTGACGACCACGACCCTATCCGCAAGCGCGACTACCGGGACTTTTGGCTCGACGCCGTCGGGAGTGAGCCGTGGGACATCTACTCGATCGCCGAGGACATGGCCGACCGGTTCGACCTCAACCCCGGCTGGGCGTTCAAGACGGCGCGACAGCATCTCAACCAGCTCGTCCTCCAGGCGCGGATGCGCGGCTATCGCGAACAGCCGCTGGCCGGCCGTCGCTTCCGTTGGGGTGGCCCCGAACCCGACCACCCAGCGTGTGAGTGGATCCAACAGCAGGTCCCGCCCGAGGGCCTCCCATATCACAAACTGGTCGACCTGATGCAAGAAGCCAAACGCCGGTTCGTCAAGGACCCACCGTCGTCGACGCACGTCGTCCACGACTGGTGTCGCCACGAGATCCGGGAGGTGAAGTAGATGGCGACGACCTCGTCGACGCCGGCGGTCACGGAGTCGCTGGCGAAGCTCGTCCGGGACCGTCCGACAGCCCACCCGCTCAGCTTCTCGATCAAGCACCTCGGGACCGACGGCATCCTCGCGCCTCCGCGTCACCTCCAGGACTGGTACCAGCACATCTGGGAAGCCGTCTTCGACGAGCGGGCGCCGAAGAACCTCGGGCTGTTCGCGCCCCGGAACTACGCGAAGACCGTCTCGACAATCGAGGTCGTCCCGGCATGGCTCGCGGTCAACTTCCCGAGCATCCGGATGGCCATCGTCTCGCACAAAAAGGACCACGCCAACAAGCGGGCGAAGACGGCGGTCGCGTCCATCGAGGCGGCGTGTGAACGCTACGGCGTCGACGTCTACGACGAGTCGAAAACGACGATCCAACTTGACGCCGGCCGCACGAACATCGAGCCGACGCTCGAGCCCGTGTCGATTCGGACGTCGGACACGGGGTCGCACTACGACGTTATCATCTACGACGACATCGCGACGCTCGCAAACCAAACGACGGCGCTCCGGGGAACCATCTCGGAGAACTTCGAGGAGTTCGCCGACAACGTCGCCGCCAAAGAGGGTGCGACGGTCCTCCCTCACAAGTCGATCAACATCGTCATCGGGACGCGCAAGACGCCCGAGGACGTCTACCGCGAGCACATCCTCACGACCAACAACCCCGAGTGGGACGACTTCATTGCCCGAAACGTCTCGCGACCGGGATGGGCCGCTCGCGTATGGCGCGCCACTCCCGACTGGCAGGTCATCGAGAACGAGGCGTTCGAGGTCCACGGGACCGACGGCAACGTCTACGAGACCATCCGGGACGTCCCCGCCGAAGTCGAGATCATCGACGACGGCATCCAGCCCGCCGGCGACACGGAGTTCCGGACGCTCTGGCCCGAGTTCGAGCGCCCCGAGACGGTCCTGACGAAGGTCGTCTCGAAGGCTGGCAGCGCCGGCCTGTGGCGCGCGGAGAACCAGCAGAACCCCGAGGCAGCGGTCGGCCGCGTCCTCGACCTCGACTGGCTCCGCTTTGTCGACCCCATCCCACGGGACGACTACGACGCCCTGGAGTGGTACGCTGGCCTCGACTTCGCGAACCCGAACAACCTTGCCGCCGAACAGCGAGGCGAGACCGACTACTGGGCGCTGGGCGTCGTCGCGTACGACCGTGAGAACGACCAGCAGTACGCCGTCGACGTCTGGCGCGACCGCGGGTTCATGTGGAAGGAAGCGGCGACCGACTTCATCGCCGCGAACCTCTCTGGCCTTCCGATCGGTGAGCTGTTCGTCGAGAGCAACTTCGCCGGCGAGGAAATCGCAGAGGTCATCGCAGACCCCGAAACGTACGAGGAGGCTGCCGTCGACGAACCCTCGTATCGTGTGACCCCGACGGCGTCAAACGGCGAGAAGGAAGACCGCCTTACGCGCCTGGCAAACCGCTTCCAGCAGGGGAAGATCAAAGTCGCATCGAAGGAGAACGAGCGCTGGGAGTCGTTCATCCGCGAGGAGTGGCTGCCGTTCCCGGACGCTGCTCACGACGACCGCTTCGACGCGCTCGAGATAGCGTCCCGCGGTCCGGAGGGCACGGTCAACCGTGTCTCCGGCGACGACTTCGAACATCTCAACTGGTGATATCATATCATGACTGAGCCACGAGTAACAAAACTCGGCGAAGACGACAACGGCGAGCTGGTCGCAATCGACTGGCCCGACGCCGACGGCGTCGAACAGAAGATCCAAGCACAGATCGCCGCGACGCCTCAGTCTACAGACGGGCGCTCTCGGAGCGAAGACAAAATCGGCCTCGTACAGCGCATCTCGGACAAAGGCGGGCTCTGGAGCTCGATCGACCTCCAGACGTTCACGCTCAACTCGACGGAACTCGCAACGACCGTCAAGCGGTTCCGAGACGAGATGTATCGGAACCAGTTCCCCGTTCTCGTCCCGGCATTCACACATCGCTGCACATCCTGTGGGACGTCCTACGGCGAGGAGCGTGAGACGTGCGAGGTCTGTGGCGGGACGGAGTTCGAGACGCCGTCGCGAGAACAAAAGGAACGCTACGAGCGACGGTTCGACACGATCAACGACGACGACCAGTCGCTGGCGTCGCTGATGAAATACGAGGAGGACTTCCAGTCGTTCTACGGCGTGTCGACCGTCCTTGCCCGGCTCCGTTATCAGCACGTCACCAGCGAGACAACAGTTGCCGGCCGCTCGGTTTCCGAAGGTGGCCGGTGGGAAGCGGTCGAGATCGAGGAACTCGTTCATGCCGACCCGTTGCGTGTCCGGCCGGTTCTCGACGAGAACAACCGCCACGGTGGCTGGTGGACGTGCCCGGCGCACCGCGGCGAGTACTGGGAGCACACAGACCTCACGTTCGACGGCGTCGACGCCGACGTCCCCGAAGAAGTCTGCCCCGAGTGCCACGCCAAACTTGCGGAAGTCGGCTACGCCGAGGTTGGCGGCCGCAACGACAACATCGAGCGGCTGTTCCTCAAGCACGAGGTCATCGACTGGGCGCGGCACTATCCCATTCTGAACGGCCTCGACGGCCGGTCGCCGGTCCTGCCGCTCATCAAGCTTCAGGCCATCCTGCAGTGGTCGCGAAACTATGAGCTCCAGTACCTCAACCCGCAGAACGACCAACAGCTCCCCGACAAGTTCCTCGTCGCGTACGGCAAAAACGTCCGGTCGTCGCTCCGCGCATCGCTCCAGGAAGAAGAGGTGAAGAACCCGTGGGAGGAAGGCCGGCTCATCTACGAAGGCAATCCCGACGACGTCGAGATCGAGATGCTCGACCTGTCGAGTGACGCCGGTATCAACGGCCGCGAGCCGATGGTCGAGCGTCTCATGTCGCAGATTCGAGCGATGTTCGGTATCTCCGACGCCATCGAAAACGAACTCTCAGACACGGGCGGCCTCAACGCCGAGGGCGAGCAACTCGAGATCACGAACGCGGCCGTCGCGAGCGCTCATCAAGACACCGTCGAGAAAGCGCTGAACACGCTCTGCCGTCTCATCGAGCGCGTCGAAGGGCACTTCGACTGGCGACTCAAGTTCGTCGATCCCGAGCGCGACGACACTTCACTATCGGCGCTGGACGTCCTCGAAGGCATCAACCTCGCTCAGCAGACCGGGACGAAGGTCTCGGTCGAGGACGGCCAGCTCATCATTCCCGACCAGCAGATCGACCCGGCCGAGCCCGAGAGTACTGGGAACGCTGCGCCGGCGGACGCCCCGCCACCCGATCAAGGCCAACCACCGGGCGAACCCCCGGACCAGACGCCGAACAGCTCGCCTCCTGACCCAACGACCCCCGAACAACCCACTCCTAACGACCAATGACACGAAGCGTCCACACCGACGAGAAGACGGTTGACGTCACCCAGTCCGGAGTTATCGATGGCACCGAACTCGAGATCTCCAAGCAAGAGCTGGTGGCGCTCCGAACGACTGAGAACGACGCAGTCACCGGCGACCCTGAAATCACGCTCCAAGCGAGCATCGACGGGACCAACTGGATGGATGTTGCGACGGCCACGGGGCTCGAACTCGAGATCCTGAAAGAGGTCCCGGACCCGAAAGTCAGAGCAACAGTCTCGGCAACGGCCAGCGCCGGCACGCTCACGCTGTGGATCTCTGCGCTGTAAGGTGAACCCATGCCATCTGACCTCCCATCCACGATCAGGCGTGCGCTCGCCACTGAAGACTCGACAGAGTTCGGCGTCGAACTCTATCGCATCCTCGCCCCGCCCGATGATGATGACTTCGTCGACTCTGTTCTCGCTATCGTCGTCGAGTTAGAGAGCGGGATGGCCATCGCAGACTGGAACATCGACGCCTGGCCTGACGACGAACAACTCATGCACCCTCACCAGAGCATCTACGGCTCGCTCACGGACCTCGAACAGGTTACTGAGGGCACGCTCGAACACCTCACACGGGTGAACTCTCGCCAATGAGCATTCAAGTACTCAACCATCCAGACGCCGGCGTCGACGCGAAAGCGGCGGTTGGGGAGTCCATCTCAGACACGTCGGGGCGCGTCCGCAACCGCCGCCTCACACGTGAGGATGTCCTCGACGAGTGGGAGCAGCCCATCTTCGACGCCGAGGACTTCATCATCGAAGGCCCCGCGTCGGTCGAGATCGTCGACCGCTCGGGGCAGCAGATCCAGATGGACGCCGTCCGGGACGCGCTCGACCGCTTCATGCTCTCGGATCGCGAGCCGGGCATCATCTCCGACAAGCACGACGACGTCCCGGTTGGCGTCCCGCTGTGGGACTGGACGACCGACGACGGCCAGCGCTACCAGACGGTTGTCGACGGCGACACGTTCCAGCTGGTCGCGAACCTCGGCAACGAGACGACGATGAGCAAGCTCGCCCGGCTGCGCTGCCTCAACGGCGACTACGGCGGCTACTCCATCACTGTCTACTCGAATCAAGAGGTCGCGAAGCCTGACGGGACGCGCGTCACGACCGAGTGTGACCTCCACGCCGTCACTATCGGTCACGAGGATCTCGTCATGAACCCGGCGGCCGACTTCGACGTCGTCGACTTCAAGCACGGCGACGTGCTCGAGGCATCGCTCTGCCGACGTCTCCGTCGACGCGACTCGCTGACTGGTCGCGTCGAGCAAAAGCTCCGGGGCGATCCGAAAGCCGGCGACGAAGACAACTCGCTCGCCGCTTCGCTTCTTGACCACCTTCGAGACTGACTAACTGACCGGTCGCGACGGGCGACCAACCCCCCTGATGACGGAGCACCTGGCCAGGCTCTCGAGGGGGATTTGACGAGGCCACATCTGACGATGGGAATTTTCAGCAACAGTAGCAGCTCGGTCGACACAGCCCGAGCCGTTTTGGATGGCCTTCCGGAGGGTGCCTCGCCGTTCGAGATCCTCCAGACGGTCGACCAGAAAGCCGGCGACGGCGATGTCGACCCCGACGACGTTGTACAGGAACTGCGCGAGATGAGCGACGAGGTCGACCAGAAGCTCGCCGAGATCGACGGCGCTGGTGTCGACCAGAAAGATATGCGCGACGCGGCTGGCGCAGTCGCTTCTCGGACGCCGCTCTCGGAAGAAGATGCGATGACTGTCTTGTCTGCGACAGTCGACGCCAGCGAACAGCAGGATGCCTCTGGACTGGTCGACGCGTTCGACTCTGTCCACGGCACCGACCAGAAAGCCGGGAACGGCGACGGCAACGCGCAAGAAACAGATGCAGACGCAGACACGAACACGGACACGACTCACATGAGTGACACCGACACCGACGGAGGTACCGATGTCGACCAAAAGCAGACTGACGGGGACATGAACCCGATCGACGTCGTCGAGGAGATCGGCGACTCCGAGGCTCGAAGCCTGGTCGAAAACTACGCGGAGTCCATGAACAAGGACGTCGACGAAGTGGCGGCCGAGTGGGTCGCCGAGAACGTCCCCGGCATGAGCGTTGAGGGCTACGGCTCCAACGGCGACGGCGCAGGCGCTGACACCAGCGCCGGCGCGCCGCCGGACCAGAACGGTGGCCAGCAGCCGCCGTCGGTCGACCAGATGCTCCAGAGCGCGGAGTTCAACGAGCACGTGGCGGCCGCGATCACGAACGACGAGGTCCTCGACGAGATGGCTGGCGCACTCGGCCAGAAGATGGCCAGCGACGACGAGTTCGCTGAGCAAGTGGTCGAGAAGATGACCGAGAGCGACGAACTCTCGGACAAGCTCGTTCAGACGGTCGACCAGAAGGGCGACTTCGTCTCGACCAGTCAGACCACGACCACGGCGCCCGGTGGCGAGGCAAAGACCGTCGGTGGGTCGGCAGCGATCACTGGGGGTGGTGACGAATGAGCGCCCGCGCCAGCACCCACCCGCTGATGGGCTACGCTGGGGGCAACTCCCCGGAGCGCTTCCTCGAGTCGAACGTTCTTGGGGACGTCCCGATGGACTGGGATGAGGGCCTGCTCCAGCGGGCACAGTACGACACGTCCACTCAGGCGCACGTCAACTCGATCTTCAACGCGACGCTCTACGCCCAGTACAACGACGAACACAAGTGGTACAACGCTCTCACGCAGGTCGACCGCTTCAACGCGTCTCTCGAAGGCCCGGTCACCGCGAAGGCGTTCCGTGCCGCTACCACGCCCGTCGACCTCCAGTCGCACTCCGAGGGCGGCTCGGTCCCGGCTGGCCAGACCATGGGTGTCGAGGAAGTCGAGTACGACCCCAAGCGCTCGGAAACCGTCATCGAGGTGTCCGACCTCCAGCAGATCCGAGCGTCCATCGAAGACGCCGTCGGCTTCGAGGAGTTCTGGGAGCTGCAGGAGCAACAGCTCGACCTCGCGATCGACCGCGACGGTATCGCGTCTCCTGTCTTCCAGGGTGACCCTCAGTACGACAGCGTCGACGAGATCACGACCCTCGACCGTGTCATCGCGTCGAGCGACGAGGAAGCCAACGCAGTCGACCCCAACGGGAACGCCTACAACGACGGCGACCTCGACTACGGGAGCGTCGACCGCTCGGCCGACTCGTGGGCCGACTCGTACGTCGACCACAACGGTGCGTCCGGCACTCGGCAGCTGACGAACGACCTGTTCAGCTCGTTCCTCAACTCGATGAACGAGTTCGCGGGCGTCGACGTCTACAACGACGTCGCCATCCTCACGGGCCACGACACCGCGGGCGTGCTATCGGACCTCGCGGCCGAGCGGAACAACGTCCGCAACGTGGCGGCGATGGCCGACTACACGACCGAGAGCGTCGGTGACGCGGAGTCCATCCGCGGTCTCTCCGGGACTGCTCGCTACCGCGACTACGACGGTATCCCGATCATCGGCAACCAGCACGCGATCAAGCACGGCGACATCTCGTCGATCTTCATCGTTCCGACGGACACGATCCGCGGCCAGCCGCGGCTGTCGATCGAGCAGTTCACGGCGCCGTACACCGAGACGGCCGGCCGTGGCCAGTCGCAGGGTTACCTCGCGACCGGCAACTACCGCGACGAAGCGCTCATGCTCCTCAACCACGAGGTCATCAACCGCGACTTCGCCTCGTGTGGCCTGCTTCGCGACCTCGCGGAGTAACCGCGCTCACGAGCATGATTCGAACCAGCATCCTCATCGCCCTCGCGAAGATCCTCGCGAAGGCAATTCCCCAACTCCACACAACGTCCGACGTCCAGACTGCCGTCGACGCAGTCCGCGCTCGCGACGACTGTCGAGCACGGTCGACGCCGTACGCTGCCGGCCTCGAGGACGGTGCCGTCTCGGTCGCTATCGAACTGAACGCCGGCTGCACGTGCCGCGGCCGCCAGGCGTGCGACCACTGCGGCGGCGCGCACGACTATCCCGAGCCAGGCTGGGCGACTGACCAGACCGGCGTCGACGTCGGCGACACCACCGCCGTATAGACAGATGACTAACGCAACTACCACCACTACTGCCGTGTCAGACGACTCCGACACGCCCGACGTGGAACCGATCACCGTGACCGTTCTCATCGAGGGCTTCGAGTACCTTCGCAGAGTCGAGGGCACTCACTGGGCCCGTGACGGAGAACGGAACCTCTACGTCTACGATGGCGACCTGACTGTCCTCGAAGTCACGGACGGCCATGTCGTCGAAGTCTGTCGGGAGAGCCACGTCGAGACAATCGCGGTACGAGACCGAACGAACAGCACCGACCACGACCACGGGCCATCTGATGACGTCGACGACGATGACGAGCCCGACACAACCACCACTACTACGGAGCGTCACTAATGCCAGTCACGACCCTCAAGAGCGCACAGAACTTCGAAGAAAAAGGCCACGCTGAAGTCGAGTTCGTCGGTTTTCGATACACCGGCAGCCAGTCGATGAAAGCGGACGTCGACATCCGCGAGCGAGCAGGCTATGATGGCCCCGCAAAGTTCCAGCGGGGCCAGGTCTATCTCGCCCTCCTCCCAACGTTCCTCGACTCCGACCACGTCGAGAACGCAAACATGGGCGTTCACGCCCTCGAAGCTCGCAACGACTTCGAGGTGATCTACGATGCCGAGCGCCTCGCTGAAGCCCTCCTCAAGCGGAACTACCTCCCGCCAGAGGTCTTCTACGAAGGGTTCGACCGCTACAAGCGCAAGAAGCTCTTCGAGAAACTCGACCTCGACGACGCCGGGCGCGTCTACGACAAGGACGACGAG